CAATGTCTACCACCTTTAATTTCATTAGCAAGCGCTGTAGCAAATGTGTCTAAATCTGTAAATGGACGTATAGGCGCTGCTACATTAGTTCCAGCAATATCAGCCATAATAACTTTTTACCTCCTTTAAACGATCTCTACCGCAATATTTGAACCGGTCTGCAAGTTCTGTGATCTGAAAATATCATAACTGGAAGTGTGCCCGCTTGTATTAGTAAAAGCTGCATCAGTAACTTTTACCCAAGCTGAGTTGTACAATCCATTGATTTTAAACTTACTAGGATCACAATTGAATGCTGTAGGCATTACAAAATACAGATATTTACCACCTGTAGCATTCATTGTTTTTGTTTGTGCTCGTCCACTAGCGAATTCCTGGCTAAGGGCAAGGATGTCGGCAACAGATAACAAAGTGGCGCTCGAAACACCCCAATAACGCTTATTCATGAAGCTAATTGAAGTATTACGTGTTACTGTATTTGTTCCGTCACTTGCTGATAAAGTCCAGGTACGATTGGCTACCAATGCAAGACCTGTAAGAGCTGCCGTAAAGGTTCCTGCGGGAATATCGCCAACACTTTGATTTATTACCTGCGTAGTCATTGTTTTATTATAAGCCCATGCAAGATTTACATCGTTTACAGTACTGCCGATTTCTACAGTACCTACATCATTGGTAAACGATGTAATTACCGGCGCGACATACAAGAGAGCATCTAATGCTGCCTCTACATTGGTATAAGTGGTATTATGATAAGAAACAGCACTTGCTGAGCTTGTGCCGCCTAATTTACCATCATCGAATTTTTTCTGCAAAGATTCGCCATCGGCGAATATAATCTTTTCGGCTAGTTCTTTAGGTATGACGCTAGGATCAAATACACCACCTGTACTAAGACACGCAAGCATTCCTTCTACTGTATTGACGCCGCCTTTTTCAACAGCACTGGCGACTTTTTGACCACCATTTTCTAAAGTTATAACCTTAGCAGGTACAATAGCCATTATGTAACCTCCTTACAATAAAATAGGAGTAGCAACTGATACGAACAGTGCTTGAGGAGAAGCGGACAATCCTAAACACTGTAAAAATCCTGTAGTAGGTACAACATCAGTCATTGTACCTAACGTACTTAAATAATAGTTACTACCTGTGTTCAGTGACCAAGCCATGTTCAATGCTGTACCCATGCGACATACCGCTATCTTATCACCAGGCATACCGCTTTCAACCGCGATACCGATAACTTTACCGAAATGTGCGATATCCATATGATCCGCTATTACCAGTGAGCCTGCAGGATTAAGTGCTACAACTTGATAAGCTGTAATCGGAGCAGGTCCCACAGCAGTGCGGCCTGTGGAATTGCCGGACATGATGTCTTTCATATCATCCAAAGTTTTTTGTAAAAGCATCTCCTGTAGCGGTTTGGTAGTTGTACCAAATGTTTTAAGTTCGGCAAAATCTACAGGAGTACTACCTTCTTGCAAACCAGCAATGAAATCAACATAGCTGGTATAATTGACATGTACGTGATAATACACAGGATGATCTGCTCTGGTAGTTGGCCAAAGCCTCACAGAAAAATAACCTGCCGAATCTGTTCTAACGCGTACGATGCCAGTAATACGTTCATGTGTCACAGCATCAAAAGCATCGGTAGGTACGCCTTTAATATCAACCAAAGTAAAAACAATATCTACATTTGCCAGAGGTTTACCTGCCAAGTTTACCAGGGCAACCGCTGAATTATTTACTTCTCTTGTGACCATAATCTGACACCTCTCTTTAATAATATTTTATCACAAATATGAACAAAAAGCCAGGAGGGAATAAATTTATTCCCTCCTTTTAGCTATACTGTATAGCTGAATTCACGGACCTGCCTTTGCCAACTTTCCAATGCATTCGATGATGTGGTTTTTATTGCGTATATTTCTAAACGCATCGTGAAAGTAGTACCAGCTGTTACTCCGAAAGCATTAATGATATCTGCTGTTGGTATGGTAACGGTATCAGCATTGAGATTTGCATACGATTTACCCAAGTTACCATCCTTATACACATCAACATTAAATGTAACATTGGATTCCAAAGCATCACTGGGATCATCTTGTGTACGGGATACTTGGAATAACTTCTCACGATAAGCCCAAGTTACAACTAATTCACCATTCAATGCTGTAGGCCATGATTGTGTATTAACTCTGATACGACCAGGCGGTAAAGGTCTCCATGCTCTTGACCTAGTTGTAATTGATGCTTCTTTACCAGCTGATTGTGCAAGATAACCTGCAACTGAACCAGGTACAACTTTTACAAACAAATCAGTATCAGACGTTAATTTACCAACTGGTGGAGCAATAGGTGCAGTTGTTACCACAAACAACACTGCAGGACTTTGAGTTATGTTTGCACCTATTTCTTGATGATTGGCATTATAGCCAGGTGAGAAACTACAAATCCATACACGACTGTTTGCATTGTGTTTAACTGGTACCGTATCAGCACAACCTCGAACAACATTTGAGATTTTAAATTGACCTCCGCCTAGGTCGGATACATTCTGCCAAGTCAACATCTCACCATTGATAAAAGCGCCATTTTTGCCAGACTGTAGAATTTCAGCTGCTGTAATGTTATGCAATGAAGAACCATCTACGTCTGCAACTGCTTTGATAATAAAGCCGTTAGCATCAATTGCATCTGTATTTGCGGGATAATCAGCTACTAATGTACCAAGCGGCATGAATTTGGCATTATTAGTAGTGTATGTGTAAGAATCAGTAGCTTGAAGTTTGGCAAATACTTTCATACGATCTGTAGGACCATTCGGCCTTGCTGCCAGAATAGCCACTACTCGAACAGTCTGCCATAATACATAAGGCATTTCCATTAATTCGAGATATTCCAGAGGCGCTGCAGCTGTAGGCGTAGGTACCCAAGAAGTAGTAGATGGTACAAGGATCTCTGGTACAGTAGGTGCAGTGTATTTCGCTTCAGAGATGCTAAACAAATCTTCTATTGCTTGAATACTGATTTCAGAATCAACCAGTTCGCCATATTCGATTTCAACTACCCTGAATACTCTGTTTACGAACAGGTAAGGATCCCAATCAAGTACGAAAGCTGCGCCAGGGAATAAGTCATAACATTCACGGTTAACTTTTATATCAATACGTGTCAAAGGCAATGATGCTTCAGTTAAGCTTCTATTACATTTATACTGAGCAGCTGCTTCATTAGACAATGCAGGCATCGACACTGTAGTACTACTAATTACTTCTTCCTGAATGAAGTAATTAGCAATATCTACTGCAGTTACAGTTCTTGTGCGAAATGCATATCGATCTGCTCCTTTCATGTTAATGATACGTTGCGTGTAGTTAAGACGTAATTCATTAACTGTTTCATGCCAGCCAATGACATCCATTTTAATAGACACGACATTTCGTGTATCTAAATGAGGTAAAGCATTAATGTCGTAATCTTTCCGCATCAAGTGGATCTTCCACATATTTGTTGCAGGATCGATAAACACAGAAGCATTGATATAACGCTTAAGTGCTTCGACCGTACCTTCTACTGTGTCTTGATCATCCAAAATAATCGACATACCGACATTTTCGGCTTTAACTTGTTGTGCAACTTGAATCCATGTAGGCATATCGAAATCGCTATAAGGCTTACCTAAACCCCAGAACGTATCTGTCATACATTCAAAGATAAATTCGACGGGATTAGCATCGCCATTAATATCATACACAGCTCCTGCGCCTGCATCTGATAATTTACGGGGTAATCTTTTAACAATAAAGTTCCAAGGTTGCATATATGTTGAAGTACCTATATAACCGGACATCTGCGAACGTCCCGGTACTACTACGTGACAGATGTTAGGATAACCTGTTTGACATCCTGTTTGACCAGCTAAATAACCATCTACTTCTTGAGGCTTGGAACCTTTATATAAATGTAGTGTGGCGATAATGCCTCCAGAACTATCATCACCACCAAAGAAGTTAGGTTCATTGATGCTTAATGTTTGCATGCCATCGCCTGATATATTGCCGGACCAAATAATACGATCACCGATAACTAATCCTAGGAAAGCATCAATAGGACCGCAACATAAGGCTAAATTTAATCCTATATAATAACGGTAACCCACGATCATGGAATACTCGCTAGGATCAGGACCACCACAACCACAGCAACAATCACAAGGACCTTCAACATCTCCACCATCTTTACGTATCTCAGTTGTACCGAAATCACCGTACCAAACCACATTAGGACTGGATAGCCAACAAGTACCAGCTATTACAGGTACTACACGACCTGCATCAGCTGTAGGTGCTTGGATATCTCCAATACTACTGGGATTTGGTACATCAGGTTTGTTTTGCTTAGGTGTCAACATGGCTCTTACAAAGATCAGAACAATAAGAAGCAAGATTAAGTTAAGCACTTAAGATCATCCTTTCTTTAATCGTTTTTACCATCACCATCAAGATCGACAATGCCGCCAGTTCCGAACGGATTACGTAAAGGCATATATTCCCAACCGACAAATTTAGGAATATTACCAAACTTACCTACACATGTAGAACCTTTACGATCACAGCCTGCATATGCTGTAATATGGACGCCTGATACAAAATTACGAAGTGGTTGTAACACTGTAATTGTACCAGCTGCTTTATTATGATCAACAATCATAACTAACTGCTGACCAATATTTGCTCCAGAAATAACGTCTTGGTATGCTACATAGCCGCCTCTCAACCAATTCTCAGGCAATGTCGAGAAAATAGGAGCATGCATAACTAATGGATTACCATCTCCGCCTAGGGAAATGTCGGTGTCAACTTTATACAGTTCTTTGTTAACACCACAGTAAGGAGAATATGGTACATGATTGCACATTGTCTGGTATACTATCCGAGGAATGCGACGGCCCAAAGCTGTACTACCATTTAACACTTTGAGTACTGCTTTTTCATCCTCGAAAGCGATGGAAGCAATCGTACCTTTAAACACTGTTCGGAGATCAGGTGCTTCACTTTCTCTTCTGTGCAGCCGTTTAAGTTCTACACGCATTGCACTAACCGTATTTGATACTGAAAAGCTGTAAATAATGTCATTCATAGCTTCAATCGTAATATCAATGCCGTTAGAGGTCATTTCTTGTGTAGCCTTATAGGCTGTACGTTTAATTGATTGTGGAGTATACCAAGTACCCCCATAACTTGCTGCCTGTTCAGCACTTGTGATATTCCATGTACCCATTGTATTGTGAAACGAGTACAGTTCTACAGGAGAGCCATCGTTTACTGATCTTTCTTTTTGCGCATAACTCATATCGGTTCCTCCTTACCTAGATGGGATCGTTTTTACATTACGGTCATAAATTGCATCTTGAATTTTGAAATTTACTTCTGCGTTTTTTGTATTAAAGAAGTTGAACTCAACTGTGTCGTTAGATAATCTGGAATGATGTAAAAAGCTTGTCATTGCTACAGATGTTAAAGGTAAATCAACACCTAAAGGCTCAATATTCAGATCCATACTACCATCTGGATTATGTGTACCTACATTTAATATTTTTGTAGGATAGTATACGCCACGATTACTATACACAGCTAAGTGCGAACGTAATTGATGAATCTGATTATCATAGCCTGTACCAGGCCTGCGATACATCAAATTAAAAGGCCAGTTTCTTACTCTGAGAGTACTACTGGCAGCACCAATATCATCCATCACTTCAACATCATTATTACCACTAGGGCACCAGAACGGCACATTACGACCTCTACGACGTCCTACCCAATTTACCCATTTCTGAATGTCTGCCACATTGAAGCAGATTATTTTGAAATCTCTTGTCAATGTTGAATGGTCTGATTTAGGTATTACGGTTTTAATACCTGTATCAAAGTCTAAACTGCGTATATCCCTTGAAAAAGCAAAGACTAAATCTTCTGCCCTGTTACTTTCTTCTCCGGTAAACTCGATACCCTTAAACATTGGTACACCAGTATAATCTTCGGCTATAGATGGCGCTTCGCCTAGGACGGAGTATTCAGTGTTTTGATACTCCATAACTACTGTCAAGCTAGATATTCTACTGGTGCTCTTGATGATCTGCATGTTCTCAGGTATTCTAGCGACCATCATAGGTACTATGAAACATGTACGTTTAAGCCAATCTTTGGATACTTTGGGATAAACATTAATCGTATCACCTACAACAGATTGCACATTGAGCACTTCATATTCTGAATTACGTTCAATGTCAATAAGTGCCACATGTAAACCTGCATTAAAATAAGGATTCTCAGCCGTTGTAGGTTTAGGTAATTTGGTAGAATCTTTGGCAACATCTGCATTTAAAAGGGAACCATGTAACCACATAGGTAAAAATATACCTATGCCTTGGCCGTACCATAAAGCCATTTCGAATAAGGCACTGTCTTCAGAAGAACCAAGAAGATATTGTGCCTCAGTTTCAATAGCAGGTGATCCTCGAAGTAAGATTCGCTGTTCGTGACCATCATAAGAAGTTATGATCTTATTAGGCACGGTCAAACGATACTTCACACCTTTTTGCCAATTAGGTTCGAATGGAAAACAATACATCTGAGGCACAATAAAACCTCCTTTAGGCTCTTACGATTTTGGCTTTGATCATTAAGTGCACTGTGAAGTCTGGTATAATAGCATCGTGTACATCATTGATGACAGCTGCTACAGGTCCTAAACTTCTACACTTGATGTAAACTGGCATTGGTGTATCTGTTACTACACCTGTGTACAATAAAGTCTGACCCCAAAAAGTATTTAACAGTCTGGAGTTCAAACCTATTGTCCATCTATTCTTTGTCTTTGCGGATTCTGGCGTAATCAATGTATCGTGTACAAAGATACGCACTAATCCTTGTGTTTTAAAACCTGTCTTACATTTTAAGAATAATGTCCAGGTGTCGCTAACATTTTGACCACCATAAGGAATGTATGTCAGTGGCACACTGAACGTAGGATTGTTATCAGGCTCGATATCCCAATGCTCTGATACTTTATTAGTACAAGCTTGATCTTTGTATAATCCTATATAGGTTTGCTTAATCATATGATCACCTCTTTACCTAAAAGTATCAACTGGTACTTCGATATCAGCACCATCAATTTCACGTAGTAAGTCTTCTTCTGGATTAATCGGTAAACCAGTACGCCTGAACAGATCCATGAATGTCTCAGGTTTTAAAGGATGCCCTAATCTACGGAGTAGATCGAAATACAAAATTGGTGTCTGTTGGGTAGGTGGCGTAGGTGGGTGCCAATTTGGATCATCAGGATCTGTAGGAGGCCAAACTGTAGAGCATACAGGACGTCTAAACAAATCATAACTAGGTAAATGGCCTGGACCAGCTCCTAAAATCTTAAACAAATCAAACCATACACCAAATGTCGACGATACAATAGGATTATTTGGATCACCAGGAATACCTGGAGTAGGTGTTTGAGGATCGGTAACATCTGTTACAATATCGTGACCAGTAAGTACTTTACCAATATCACCTTGAAAACCTTGATCTTGGCATTTAGGCGGTCCAGGACAGGCAATATATGTTGTAGTACCATCATCACCTTCACCATCACCTGTTAACGTGCCGTGATGTACAACCGTGTCATCAATTTTAACATCAACAGTTGTACCATCAACAATGATTTTCAAGTTATGCAATTGATTGGTTGTACCTAGAGGTGTGTTAGTAACATCTTTAATGATCTTTGTTTCTGTACCGTCTTTATTCTTGATTGTTATTTCCAATTCATATACACCATTAGGATGTGTGATATCTGCGTATTCTTTCATCCTAACTTTAGTATTACAATCAGAATAGACATCACGATAACCAGATACATTACCTGGACCCTCATCAACACCTACTAAGAAAGGCTTCGGATTTATTGGAATAATGATATATCTTTTTTTATGCTTACAGCCAAGATATACCGTAGTATCTTTACCATCAGATCCGTGATAATGGTCACTACCAAGCGGAGGTTCTCCTGTTTTTGTAGGAGGCATATACAATGCAAATACATTTCGCCGCTTTAAATCAAATGTAATTACATCATTAGCATAGCTTGGTGCAGGATTAAATATAGCATTAGTGGCTTGCGGTGTTCTTATATAAGAACCTGCAATACCACTGGTAATACCTGTTATATTACCATAAAACTTACGGCCATCAGGTCGTGTTCTATGATTATTTATAACAGGTACTGAGAAAGACATAGTGTCTACACCTACAGCAAAATTCAAGGTACCGCTAGTAGCTGTATAATCGATGCCCGCAACAGCTTCAAAATCCGAGGTAGAATAAGTTACTGATGCTGGAAACTTTAAACCATAATTAGTAGTACCTTCATCTCCAATAGAATGCCGTTTAATATGAAATACGTCTGATTGACCACTGTTCTCATATACTGAAGTAACGCCTATAATATCAAAAGCGCAACCAGTTTCAGGTGGTGGTATAGGTATATCTCCTCCGTTAACTTTTACAGAGGAGACATACGTAGTGTCTATTGCTATATCAGCAGTACCTGTACCTGTGCCCCAGTTATAGTTTTCAGACAAAGAACCTTTACTCCAAACATAGAACCCCCAGGACGTAGATGTACCATAAACATTTATATTACCTCCTGGAGAGCCTAATAATGCATTATGCGTAAGTGTACGACCTGCCCAGTTAGCTGTTACAGTTGAACCACCGCAAGATATGGTTAGATTGCCAAAAGTAGCCAATGTATGGCTTTCGTCCCAGTTATTCATTGGAGGAACAGTGAGTGAAATATTCCAACTAGCCAAATTAATTGTAGCAGAGCCTATTGTTTTCCATGGCATATTTATTCACTCCTATAATTGCACGTATCGTAAATCGACTTTAAGGTTATGTTCATAATCACCTGCAGCTTCACCATAATTAGCACATGCTCTGATATAACATGTCAAAGGTGAAGTTTGTACAGGCGCATTATCTGGTACTGACCAGGTAAGTGTATTACCCCAACCGACCCATGTAGTACCGTTCCAGCTTAAATCGAATACACTGGGATTAGTTACTACATTGATATAAGCAGCATATACACCAAAACCTGTCTTAGACCAATTAATTGATAAAGTATGTGTAGGGCCAATTTGATTTTTAATCGCATTGAGGGCATCATAAACTATAGGATTTGTTTCTGAAAAATGTGTACTTACATTTCCTACAACCGAATCAGTTAATGTTAAAGACATTTAATATCACCGCCTATTTGCGCAAATTACATTGCTTTGACCACAATAGTTTCTACTTTGATATGGGATGTAAAATCATTGTCTATTGCATCTTGATCTGGTGAGTTCGTAGCCACATCTACCAAAGGACCACATGCACGTGCTTGTACAAAAAGATGTTTTTGTACCGATGCTTTTAGTGTATCAGTAGTCGTTAAAGACGCTCCCCAAGCAGCTGCTTCACATTCTGCTGAAGACCAGCCCATACGCCATCTATTGGGATAAGGGCCTGTGATAATAAGTTTAACCTCACCATAAGTTTCCCATGCATCGAACATTGTGAGATATACTTCAATCACAGGAGACAATACCTGCCCTGTAACAGGTATTGTCAAAGGTGCTGGAGGTTTAACAGGTCTTTGATTGTGTAATGGTGTACCCGTATCAACATTTAATTCCGAAATACGATCACCATTTGTATAAAACATACCAATATAGATATTAGGTGCCTGTGCCATTGTATATTCCTCCTTTATTTTGAAGCTATGATTTTACGTAAAATACCTTGATTAGCATTAGCCCACTTAATCAGTGTTTTGTTACCATCAGTAGAAGCGATGTACTGCTCCATTTGTTTAGGATCAGTTAATGCCACCATAGAAATATTTACCTCAGGTGCTGGATTAGGTTGCGGCGCCATTGCAGCTACCACATTAGGATTAACAACACCGCCCTCAGCAAATCTGCTTATACGTGGTACATAGTACCTTCCGCCTAGGGCCGATACATGTCCGCCGAGCGCAAACTTACTAGCTCTAACTGCTTTGGGATCAAGCCGTTCTTCATTCACAGCTCTCATAAAGTCTGTACCGTATCTGCGTGCTGCTTTTGCTCTGATAACCCATTCACCAGGTGAAACCCAAACTGGAATGTTGTCGCTTGTATCAGAGCCTACACCTGTTACACCACCACCTGCAAATTTGGGACCTCTATGGCTAATGGAATTAAGTTGTATAACTCTGCCACCAGTAGCTAATCCGGGTACCATAGGTTGATCAACTTCACCACCTGTACTAGCTCCTAAGATAAGCATTACTAAATTTTTTGCGATTTGTTGAGCTACTATTTTAATCATGGAGTCAATAATAGATATTGCCATATCACGGAATGCTTGGCTTACCGATTTTGTACCAGCTATAACAGCTGGTAATGAGGTTAAGAAGCCTGTGAAAGCATCTTCTAATGGTGCCTTTAATTCTGCTTTAGAGAAGGATACACCTAAAATCTTAACATTATCTGCAACTTGTTTTTGCTGATTGGCTATGTTACGACTACCTGTTCTAAGTGTCTCAATAATAGCAGCTATATCTTTAGCTAATTCAGGATTTTTGTTTGCCAAAGCGATTAAATTAATTTCCAACTCAGCAATTTCTGTTTTGATTACTTCGTTGATATTACTTAAGATGTTACTCATCTTAATAATTTTTTCGCCTTCAGATAATTCTGCGTAGTTAGGATTTGCCTCTGTGAGAGATTTAATCCTCTCTCTGTAATTTATTAATTCTTGTAAAGGCCTAGCTTGTTCCATAATAATGGAAGACAAATTAGATCTTTGCTGTTCTGTTAACTCACGCCATTTTTGTTCACCTAGATATTCTTTAATATCTTCTGGACGTATAATGGCGCTAGTATATTTTGCTAAGTTATCCTTCTTAGCGTTATAATAGGCAGTGAAGTTAGCTGGCTCGTTAGTCTCTTTAGCGAAACGTTGCATTTGGTGCTCTGCAAAATCAGGATCACCTTTTACAGGTTCTCTGCTTTTGTTGTATAGGCTTTGCTCTAATTTCCAACCCATGTTAGCATAATCTAAAGCCATTTTATCCATTCGAAGTGAATGTTGTTTGATTGCCTCTTTGATGTTGTTTTCACTATCGCTGAGGACTTGTTCAATGATAGATGCGCCAAATTTCTTATTGATGATCTTAGCATATTCATCATTATCATCTATATTCTGAATGTTACGGATGTTTTCCAGAATATAGTCTACCAACATAGATCTAAAGGTGTACTTATATTTATCAGGTAGATTCTTGGGATCGGAATCACCTTTAGCAATGCTTTCGATCATTTGACTAGGTGTTAACTTAGAAGATTTCCAAGCATTGGATATTGCTTTGAAATCAACTTGTTTAACAGCATCCATCATACTATTGCCTAATTCACCAGGCGATGAGTTGCCTTCGGTGATCATTTTGTGTTCGTTTTCTGCTTTAACTTTAAGCATGTTCTTGAATACATCCATTAAAGCCTTATCGCGTTCAGCCGCAATTTTAGCTTGTATCGATTTATTGGAAATATCAAGCTTAGTTTTTTCTTGTTCTTTTTGCACTAATTCCTTGGCTAAGTTGATCAGGTCTGCGCCATTCTTAGTATTGATATCCCGTTCATCAATACCAAAAGGTTTAAGAATGTTTAATGCTTCTTGCAGTGTTACCTTAGCTTCTTTGGGTGCTGCTTTATTACTAATAATATCGCGGAAAGATGATCCGCTATTAGCCGCTAAGTAACCCTCTATCTTTTGTACATATTCTTGTGTTTCTTTGTAAGGAGGTACGCCACCAAAATTACTAACAGCCGTAGGACCTGCATTATAAGCGGCTAAGGCTAACCTAACATCACCGTTAAACTGATCAGCTAATTGGCGTAAGTACATAGCGCCGCCCATAATATTTTGCCCAATATCATAAGGATCTACGCCTAAGCCAGCAGCTGTATCCGGCATTAATTGTGATAAGCCAATAGCGCCTCTAGGAGAGACTGCATTAGGATCAAATGAACTTTCTGCTTTGATTACTGCCGCTAAAAGATCAGCTGATACGCCCATCTTTTCTGCAGCTGCAATAATCTTATCCTTAAATTGCCCAGCTTCTTCTAATATAGCAGAGGTATTATTAGAGCTAGCACCAATTTTAGTAGCAGTCATGCCTACTGCTTTTTCTAACCAGTCACCAGTCAGACCAGCTAAATGGCCCGCATCACCAGTACCTAAGTGGCGGTATTGTGGATCAGTTTCGTTAATGGATTTAGCAAAACCCATTGTTTTAGCCAACTCATCTGCTTTGATATGCAGCTCCATACCTCTTGAACTTTGCGCAGCTGCTTTATCTGCAATAGATTCAAACGAATAATCTATTGCCCTGTTTTTATAATGATCAGAATTTTCAGAATGTCCTCCTTCATACGTACTGGTTACTTGCACTATTTCACCATACAATTTTTGCATTGTATATGCGAAATAATTAAATGCTTTGAGATAATCACCTTCTAATTTACCAGTATCACGACCGTAAGGATTCGTATAGTAAGTTTTATTAGGATCGAAATCACTAGCAAGTGAGTTACCTCTGGCGCCAGTGCGTTTCCGGATATTCTCCCTTATTACTTGAATATCGGCATCAATTGCTTTAGCATTGTTTGCCAATATTTCTTGTTCGAACTTTAATTTCTTATCGTAATAATCTTTAATGGTTACCTTATATTGATCAAATGCCGTATCCAGCTGATCTTTAAGATAATTGATTTCATCATTAGCAACATCTATTGCCAATTTAATACGTGTCAACCAATAATCTTTTTCAGCTTTACGCATACTTTCAATTGCTTCCATGTCAATCTTTACATATTTAGGACGCAATCTTTCAGTCATGCCCGGATCTTCATCTTGTCTACGATAATCAGCCCAGCTAGGACGTGAAGGATCATTACGATAATCAGGTGCATTGGTGTTATCTGCATCAGTAAGATAATCAAAACCTTTTTTAGCTGCATAACCAATACCAAGTACGGCTAATAATGCGGCTAAAATACGCGGATCTTTAACTACTCGGAAAAGTGTACCTGAAGCAGCTGCAAAATCAAAAGCTTTCCATTTTATCTTAAGATCTAATAATGCTTCACCTAATTTGCCAAACAACTTAAGTACTAAGCGAATGGCATCAGCAAAGAACGGAGTTGCAAATGGTAACAAATCCCAAGCCATAGAAGATTTACCAGCATTTTCTATAGCAGAACCAACTGCCGTAGTAGCTAGTTTAAGATCTTTCATTACGTTCCAAATAGATTTGAATACTGCTACGCCCATTTTGAATATTTTAGCGCCAATCCACAATTCTAACAAGCGGATAATTGCTTCAATATGATCTTTGATAAATCCTAAAGCACCTTTTATACCGGATAAGCTAGCTGTTACTGCAAAGTCTTTAGAAAGTATATCTGCTACTTTAATTAAAGTTTCAACTACACCTTCTAAACCTTTACCAAGTTCTTCAACACGATCAACCCATTCTTTTTTAAATGTCAATTTGCCAGTTTTGACATCTATAATCATAAATGCGTTAATAATTTCAGTTAACCATTTTTTACCTTTTTCATAGAACGGTGCTAAACCAGCAGCCATTAAACGTTTGAAACCTTCAGTAAGAATATCGATCTTACCATTTAAAGTATTCATATGCTCATTAGCTGATTGCCTGAAACCCTGCATACGCTGCATTAAATTCTCAAACAACGTACCAGCTGAACGCCATCTGTTAACATCGGCATCTGTAATGCCTAAGTTAGTTGCTAATACGGAGCTTTGAGGTTGAATACCACCTTGCACCATGTCACGCAATTCTTGCAAAAATTGCTCGTGCGGCATCTGCATTTGTTTTAAAGCTGATGCACCAGTAAGTGAGAACTGCATTACATCCTCAATACCCATGCCACCACCTAGGCCGCCAGATAATAGACCTTGCATCAGTTTGATGATATCTTCTGACTGGATACCTAACACAAGAGAAGCATCTGTCGCTTTCTTAATAATGTCAGCGGAGATGATAGATGCTCTATTCATAGACATTTGCTCATCATTTATAGTGGTGAGCGACAATAAGATACCAGTCAAACCAATCCGAGCTTGTTCAATTGTTCTTACATATTCAAGGCCAGGAGTAACTAAGCCACTCATAACTGAAGCAATACCTTCAAATAAGAATCTAATCGATCCTAAGGTAATTGCTATCTTGGTCATCCAGCCAAAAAATGTTCTGCCATGGCTTTGACCTGCAAGATCTACGCCAATTAATGCTTTCTTTTGACGCTCCATTATGGCTAGCTCATTACGCAATGAAGCTACACGAGATGAACTATTAGGAGCGGAACTATTATACGCTTCTAAGATCTCATTTTTCTTATTGCGTATCTGCTGATTAAGTTTGCTCAATTCATCCTGAGGAGCGTTTGAACCAGATTTACCAGTACCTTCACCGCTGATGGTAGAACGTACTAAATCTTTGGTAGCCTGTAACTTTAATTGTAATGCTGCTACATCGTTGGCCAAAGATTTAAAAGTATCATCTTTTTTCAGTTCTTCGAAAGCAGCCTGTACATCTTTAGTAGTATTAGGCACTTTCTCCATTTTACTGTAAACCATGCGCTGTAATTCTTCAGTCTTATCACGCAAAGTTTGCTCCAAAGCACCTCTGGGTGTAATGATCTTATTTCGAAGGACACCATCATATTTTTGAATGATGCTATCCAAACCTTTAATGTCTTGGTCTATTTGTTTACGAATATGTGCTATTTCAGCCTCAGATTGGCTGTAGAGAGATTCTACACTATCAAAACGCCCTTTGGCAAACTTTTCAAGATAATTACGTTCTTCTGATGCAAGTGACTTAATATCTCTAGTACCAGATTCACGTAATAAATTGGAAATAACTTGAAGATGTTTCTTTTCTTCTTGTTTACCTCCAATCATTTCCTTCAATTCTTTATTTAACAACTGTGCATCAGACGCACCAGTAGACAAACCTTGAATGCTTTTCTTTTTACGTACTAAGTCAGCCAATTGTTGTCTAGTGGATTCATTGGCAGTCTCATCATCAGAACTGGAAAGCTCTTCTGCTAATTGCTGAATTTGATGATTCAGTGATTGTGTTTGAGAACCTTTACCAGCTCTTTCCTTCAATTGACCTGCAACACGTTTACCTGCATAACGTTTAACAGTGTTGATATCTTTTTGTACGATATCCACTGAATCATTAAGCAGTTTAGCAAATTCTTTAGTATATTGTTGTACATACTTTTCAAGCTCTTCAGGATTTGCAATATGCTGCATATCTCGTTGAGCTTTCTTAATAAAAGCATTCAGATTACTTTGTTTGCCTTTGGCAGCTATTGCACCAGCCATTCCCAGGTCTGTTTTGAACTCAGCTGCATCAGGCATTCTATCTGGATTATCATTATATTTGGTAGATAGTACATTTAAACCTAATGCACGATTGCCAAGTTCTTTCAAAGCATATTTAACACCTTCAGCTTTACGATCCTGAGGTGTTGGTAATTTACCTGTTAATTGATATTGCAGTTTAGCCAATGCAGTTTTTAAAGTCTGCAATACCGATTGCTGATCTTGTACTGCTGGCATATAATCTTTTGCATAACTTCCGCCTAGGGCCGCTTTGCGTTGGAGTTCGCGGAACATGTATTCGAGCCGTTTAACCACGACTGTTTGTTGCTTGAATAAAGTATCATGTTCAGACACACGTTCAGCAGCACGCGATGCCATATTTTCTTTCTTAACATATGGCTCCAGATATTGTAACACAGAACGTGCTTGTGTAAGTTGTTGTGCTACATTATCTAATTGTTGCTGTACTGCTGCAGGATCTTGTGCATGACTCATATTACGTTCGAGCAGTGTTTGTTTTTGTTTTAACGAAGAGAATATACGATTAACTTCTCTTTGTTGTGCTACAGCATTAACAATCTCTCCGCCGCCTTTGCTGTACATTTTGTCCAGCACTTCAGCCATTGCGCGTAAGTTAATATCATCAATGCCAGTAGCATTAGCTTGTGAGATTTTACGGCCTTTACGATCACCCGTTAATTTCCGTAAAAATTGCGGTTTGGCTAATACGGGTTCGAATTCTTCAATACTGTTCTTAAAAAATTTGTCAGCCTTTTCAGGTGTATCTAAGGCACCAGCACCTGCAGCTACAATTTTTCTTAACAGGTAATTAGCCAAATTATCCTGAGCATCTTGTACGTATTTGTTAGCCGCAGTTAAAGTGTCAGGATGATATTTGGCACCTGTATCAGATGCTATCATAGCTTTAGCCCGATCAATGTTAGTCGATAATGACTTTACAATTGGATCGAGCATGTATTGTGATAATGTACCGGCTCTATCAGACACAGCTTTAACTAAACGCTGCGTACCTGCTGCTTTAACAACATCAGGATTATTAGCGCCGTTGTCTAACTCTTTTTTCAAAAATGAAGTGGTATGGTTAATGATATTTTCTATGGATTGCTGTAATTCCTTAGGCAAACCGGCTTTAGTCATTGCAGAAGCCATTTGACCTTTAGGTAGATTGTTCAACAAAGGCTCTATTTCTTTAAAATTGAACAGATGCCGTTGCACCATATCTTTGGCTGTTTCTTCTTGTAGATGTGCCATTTTGATAGGTGCGCTTTTACTATTATAAGCGAAATTAGACTTTTCTAAGTCAGTCATCTCGCTGATGTTCTTGTCTTTCTCATTACCATAATCAGCTAAACGTTTATTTCTAATGCGTTTAGCTTGCAAAGATCTGAAGATATCACCTGACTGCTCTGCATTAACCACATCGTTAAATGTATCAGAAGTAATCTTGTTGATATCTTTTATTACTTGAGAGACAGCACTTAAGGCCGGTACAAACTTTTCAATTTTAGAAACATCAGTATCTTCTAAATTAACATCTTTTAAAGCATGTCCTGCAGCTGTCAATGAAGATTGTAAGGGACTGCCTTTAAGATCAGTTGAAACCATGGAAAGATTTTTTAATTTTCTACCAGATGCAATGATTGCATCCATATAAGTTTCAAGATGGTCGATATCATCATGGGCTGTAGTATTAGCGGCACGATGTAGGTTTTGAAATAAGTCATCTAGATCAACGAGTGCTCCTGTATGTTTAGCAAGTGCATCGTTGCCTCGTTTTTTCGTAATTAAATCACTTGACTTTAAATCTCTTTCGCCTTTCTCTCTCAAGTTATTTCCAATCAAATTGCCAATAAGATTTGATTGAATTTTGCGCGCTTGATCCGTACCAAAATCCTTTTCAATTGACTTGAGAGCATTTTGTAAATATGCGAAATCGTTCAAAGTATTGTCCAGTTGTGCTCTGGAAGCTTTGATATCTGCCTCTTTACCACTGAATACAGCTGGATCTGTTTTGCCAGTCAACTTAATGCCTTGTGTAGCCGCTATTTGTTGGGCTACTTTAGTCTTTTTTGCAGCCTCTACAGCAGCATTAGCTACAGGTATAATCTCTTTTAAAACACCCGTAGCAATATCTTTTAAATTATGGGATACTTCAGTTGCTAACTTTTCAGCGTTAGCCATTAGTGACAAAGCCGCTTGAGCATCTTGTGCTACGTAAGCGGCTTTAGCAGGATCACCTTTCAATCCCTGTTTCCAATTGTCTTCTGATTGTAAGGTTTTGTCCATCTGTTTACCAAGTACTGTTCTAGACAAATCCTTCAAATTAGAAGCTCTACCCAAATTATGATTTTTGCCAGCTTCCTCATATATAGCACGCAGCTGATCTGACACTTTTTCAGTGTCTATAATGCTGCTAATATCCAATTTCAAACCTTTAAGAGATGTTTGCATTATTTCAAATAATGCGTGGTGTATTGCTTTCGGTATTTTGGGATCTGCAAATATCTTATTAATAGCTGAAGACATTGCAGGTGTCATTTTAGAAGTATCTATAACAGCTGTCGGCAATTTTTGCGAAGCAATTGCGATAGCTTTAATGTCGTTTTCAAAAGTCTCAACATCTATGCCAATAGGTATATTACCTAAAGCTTGTAATCGTCTATGCAATTCTTGCACTTGCTTAGCCGATTTAACTATGATATGATCAAGATTAGTACCAAAACGATCTGTGCCTTTAGAGGCACTATCGGCGGGAAGACTTAAGGAATCTATAGCAGCCTTTACTTTTCTTACCTTTTTAACTGCATCATCTGCACCTTCGACTGTTATGCGTGCTTTTATCTCTTTGTCTCTGCCTTTAGCCATCAGTCTTCCCCCCTTAACATTTTAACAGTGCTAGTTACATTTTCTCCTCCGCCTAGGACGCTCTGTGCTCCGATGGCAGTATCTTCAATCCGATCTGCACGTCCTTCTCGTTCACACATAAGAGCCTCAGCGTACATCATGCGTACAAAAAATACTGAGCTGTTCTTTATCACTTCAAGCGAGAAACCGTGAGCTATTAGTTTAAAAACGATTCGACGCCAAGAGGCTGGTTTAGCCTCTTTTGGCGCCGCTCGTTGTTTTACTGATTGGGCGAACCTTCCAAGAGGTCGCTCTTCATTTGGCTTGTTTTGCTCATCATGGTTTTCATAATAGGCTTGAAGTGATTCGTAAAAAAATCGTAATTCACCTCAAACACCACGCTGATCAAACCTAAGCCAACAGCCGGATTCATATTGCGAATGTCCTCTTCAGAAAGAGATGGGCAAGACATACTTACCAGCTGCAAAATTTTGTCGCCAAACAATTCCATTACTTGTGCCATAATAGGCAAAGTGGCCGGATTACTTTTCCAATCTCCATCATCAAACACAGCAGTCATTTCGACGGGCTGATTAACAAAGAAGTCAATCAGCTCGCCGATAATACCTGCACAAGTGAGTACATTGCCCATCGAAAACGGATTTACTCGGTGAGTTTGCTCACCTATTTTTACATTAACTCCCGGAAAGATAACTGTCAAATCTCTGTCCATCGAACTCATGATTGTGCCTCCTTTTATCCGCGGATCTGCAGAATACGATAATACGGTGCCAACGGATGCTGCGGCGCTTTGTCGAAGATGCTGAGGTTCAGCGTAAAGCTTTGCAGCTCATCACCAATCATACTCATATCACCTTCCGGAGTCAGCAGCGTATGCCAGAACTCAGCGTAATAAGACGGACCAAGTGTGGAATCACCGACGAAGATAAGTTTACCTTCAACCTTCGGCACAGTGGCGATCGAAATTTTTCTACGGCCCGCAGCCGCAAGAACGATCGGAGCCGCAAACTCGATTTTCAACGGTGCGACTAGTGTGCCTTGTTTAAGATTACCACCCGGAACAACGTAAATACGACCACGTTCAGCATCAACAGTGTAATCAGTATTCAGTGCCAAAGTAGTAGTACCACTGTCTTTGACCACTACTGTTGCCTCATCAATGTAATGCTCCGGCAAAGTAATGTAGGTATTCTGTTGCGACGGAATAGCCGCTAGAAATGGTGCAGCTGCATTGTACGTGATAGCTGCTGCACGAGTAAATTGGCTGACGTCACCCATCAAAGCCAGCGCCAGATTATCGGGATCATACTCGTCCACTTTGATTTTGCCAGTAGTTTCGCCCTGCTTAATCAAGGTTTTGTATACCCGCCGTACGGAATACATCGAGGTCATCTTTTCCAGCTTTTCCACGGAAATGGTCAGGCCGAATTCGGAGCAGTTGCCCAAATGCCTTGCACCAGTCGATACAGGTACGCCGGTCGAAAAATCGAATCGATCGAAGAACAAGATACCTTGACCAAGCATCAAGTTTTCAGCGCTGGGAGTTCCGAACAACTGCAAATCAAAACCATTAAATTTGAATTTATCCATTTGTTATTCACCTCCGAAATTTATTACTTGAACAGTAACCGGGCGTACGGATCATCCGGATGATTCATGGAATCGTCTTCACAATCGAACGAGAAATTCATGTTGGCCAGATCTTCACCGATAAAGGTGACATCGCCTTCCGGCATAATCGTGACTTTCCAAAATTCTCCTTCATAAGCTCTGCCCAGAATCGGATCGCCCACAAAGCGCAAATAACCTTCGATACGCAAATTAGTACCGCCGACAATTTGCGGTAATACTGCATTGCCGTAACCATACGATATCATCAGATCAACACCTACGGTAGTATTCGGAATGGAACACTGAACCGTATCAGGTACCATGATTACACCTGCACCGGCGTTCACCACCAAATAATCGCGATTTTTTTGATACGTAGTGGTGCCCGTGCTGTCTTTAACAACCAACGTAGCCGGATCGATGTTGAATTTTTGAGCGTTTTCAGGTTGTGCAACGCCTGCAGCATTGTACGAACCCAGTTTAATCATTTGCGAACGTCTAACCGCCGGATACTTTTCAGGCGAACCAGCAGCCACAGCACCGGCTACTTGGTTAACAACCGAATTTTCGCCCAACAAAATCATTGCCACATTATACGGATCAAATTCATCCATGACCACTTTGCCGGAGCTTTTCAGCGATTTGTTGTACGCTTTGTAAAGAGCCGCCCGATGATCCATGGACGAATATTTTTTAGCAACATCGGCAGTGTTACCAAAAGTAAATTCAGTACAGTTACCCAAATGACGTTCGCCGGTATAAGATGCCGTTGCCGGATCATAACGGTTGAAAAAAATCGAACCCTTGCCAAGCATCAAGTTTTCAGCGCTGGGAGTTCCGAACAACTGCAAATCAAAACCATTAAATTTGAATTTATCCATTTGTTATTCACCTCTTCCAATCAATTTGGACTAATGCAAACCCTGCACACAAAGGTCTTAATTTTTCAGGCGCCATCTTCCGCCTAGGGACGGTAACAACTGGCGCCAAACCAAGATCCAATACAGCTTGTCTAGCCCATAAAGGAAACAATTCGTAAATCTTCTCCTCAAAAGCATATTGCGAAGCATATGCTTCGGCAGGATCAGCAGAATCGTTCTTGGTCCAGAACTCCATCCATAATGTCTCAGTGCCTGTACGCTTAGTATGGAAATCAATTCCACTAGAAGCTTCAGGGATAATAAAAATGGCTGGGTACGTATCTGGCCGTACACCTAAATTGGTTATCCTGACTGTAATTGGTTCTTCTTCGTTAGTACACACTTCGTGTGTCGCTAAGAAGTTGTGAAAGTGGCTGGTAATAGGCCACCACATCATAGTAGCCATATTAACCTCTTTCTAAAGATATGCTGACGCCCTCAGTAGGATCCAAAGTAGGATCTAATCCCAATAATTTCTCTGCCGTCATTTCAGCTGTGAGCGTTTGAACTTCTACTGAATATAAGCGTCTTTTAAGTTCATAGATATCAGTGCCAGTAGTGTCTAATCTAGCACCTAAACCAGAGGTCAGTTTGGCCCTTCGGCCGCAACAATACGCTCTGGCTAGCTCTACAACATCTATGGGAACAGGATCACGTGGAATGTCAGTTGGGACTACTTTAAGCGCTCTAGCTATCTTATTGATGTATTGTGTGGCAGCATCTACATCATCGATAGTGATTAGCGGTTGCATTACTTCATCCAGCACATCTTTAGGCATGATGTATGTGCCAAATTCATCCATTATAGCATTTCCTCCAATCCTTCAAAGATATCATCTGCCATTCGGTAAATATCATCACGCACTGCCTCAAGAGCGTCATGTAAGAAAGGATCTGGCCTGATGCCTAATACCATTACACGTTTAGCGAATCTATCCTCAAAAAATAGTACGGGCGCAGTTACTGGATCGATTTCATAAGGTCGACCATTTTCACCATATACGCCAGTACCTTCGTGGATATATGCACCATATGCAGCTATACGAGAATCCAAATATACTTCAATTGAATCCTCATCAGGCAAAACACGTGACATGACAGAGGCATCTAATTTCCCGGAACGGCTTGTGTAATGATGATGCATTAACGCTTCTTGCTCAACAATACGCGCCGCTTCATTAAGGAACTTAATTCTAGCAGTTTGTAATGCTTCACCAAAACTATCTGCATTTACATTACTACTGACACGTTCCGGGAAATCAAATGACATTTTCATTATTGCGCCGCTTTAGTGGCGGCAGTACCCGTCGCTGGTTTCTCAGCGGCTCCTTTCGCCTCAGCGTCAGCTGCAGGCTTTGCCGTTTCTTTTGCTTGAACTTCTTCCGGCTTATTTTCATAGCCGGCTTTGACATACAGCTCACGCTCAGAGGCATTTACAATGATTTCTTCAGAACCTTTTACCATCGTAATGGTGGGCAATGTGAATCGATCATAACTCATTAATAACGAACCCCTTTCCTAACTTATTATCAGGCAATGTTAGCCGGCGTACCGGATTGCCAACTCAGGATCAAGCGTTTTGAAACCATACAGAATATCCAGCGCTACATTGACTTTGGACGTACCGGGCTCGTACCACATCCGGGACCGCAGTGCTAAACCGTTGAAATCGATGATAGCAAGCTGAACATTACCGAAGCTCGTACCGATATCGGACAGCGGTGCACATGCCAATGCAAAGGCGTTCCGATGGAACAGCAGGTTGTTCATATGGCTGGCTTTAACCGTTACAACGGCATTAGCTGCCCAGGAAAGTTTAGCTGCCGGCGAGAACGTAATTGCGCATTGATTACCAGCTGCAGTTGCATCGGCCAAGCAAACATACGTTTGCGTATCGCCGGCAACGGAGAACACGTCACCTTTTTTCATAACACCAGTCAAAGCACCGCCGCCGGAATCTTTCAATACAGCGGTAGTAGCGCCTTGTGCTACCAAAGCGTTCAATGCAATCGTAGCGGCCGGAGCCAACGTGCCTTTGGTATGGTACTGGGAATTCGGCGATGCATACATTTCAATACCGAGCTTTTCACCCAACGAACCACGTAAAATGGTTTGTTTGGTAACATCGGTTGCCGGGCTCTGATTGAACAGCGACAGGTTCAACATTTCTTCTTCCATCGCAGTGTCAATCATCCAGTGCCGCTGACCATCATCGGGCACCATGTGCTCGTTCAACAGCCGCCGACCAGTAGTCAGCGTACGATAGTTCGTCGGAGTGGTTCCGGGAGTGCCGGCGAAATAATATACATCTTTATACATTTGGGCCATCGAGCTGTCGATATAATCGGCCAGCGCATAAGCCGCCGGGCGGATATGATCTTCAATAATTTTTTCTTTGGTGAAAGTCAGCTCTTTGTCGCTGAGGGCAAATTTAACTTCTTTCCACTCAGTCAACTGAATGCTGACACCGCCGGTGTTAACATCCTGCGCAGTGCTGGGAGCATCTTGCACCGTGAAAGTGCCCGGTTTACTGATATTGATCGTATCACCTTTTTGGGACGGCGTGGGATCGTATCCGCGATGAACACGAGCAGCCCAACCCAATGCTTTTTCAAGTACAATCAGCGCCTCTTGGGCGTAAAATGTGGGGTTATAAAAACCCAATTTATTAGCCATTTAAGTATCCTCCTTATTCTCCTACTTCCATTTCACCTGACAGGATTGCATCCCGATTTTCACGATAGAAGGTAGGATCTTTATACTGTTCCACAGTGATAATTTTCTTACCACCGGAGCCAGCACCAGCTCCACCGCCACTACCAGAACCGGGATTCTGGTCATTCAGGACAAAATGCGGATTCTCAACCGCCCAATCAACCAAGCCCTTTTTGAATTCAATTTCTTCTCCTTTGCTGTTAATAAACAGCATTTCTTCGGAGCCATCTTCTTTTTCTTTAATGGATACTTGGTTGCTGAGGAAATTCACGAATTGTTCCGGCTTAATGATCTTTTGTTCCCGCAGACCATCTAATAGCGCGCGACTCTTTGCCTCAGTTAACCGCCGCGTACGTTCGGTGGTAAATTTCTGCTCGTTCTCATTCGCCAGTTTTTGATGATTGCCAAGTTCCTTGGTCAGGGTAGTCACTTGCTTGGTCAGGTCAGTGATTTTAGCATCCAATTCGGTTTTACCTTTGCCACTGTCCTTACCAGTGCGAATGGCTTCCTGGATAGCTGCCAGAGCTGCGTCAAGGTCTTCAACATCATCTTCCAATTCGAGAGTCTTGAGAACCTTAGCATGTGCGCCTTTCAAACCATCAAGTTTGGCTTGAAGTTCATCAGCAGCTTTCACCCGATCACGCAAACCGCGCGCTTCACTGTTTTTCTTATGGAGTTCTGCATTGTACTCGGCATCGTATTCTTTGATATCATCGACTAATGCCGCTGCAGCATTTTGCGCCGTTTGATGATCAGCTGAAGTAACGATTGCCTCCAGGGCCTTTACCAAATCTGCTAATTTCTTTGCCATGAAAATCATCCTCCTGGGATTTATTTAATTATATTATATAACAAAAATGACAAGAAGGCAACATTAATTTACGGCCTTAAATCACTTCTGTGTATTTTCCGGTGCACCTGTAGTCTCTTCAGGTTTTCCACCTAGGGCTGAAGATGTTTCAGTGGTCTCGACCACAAGTTCACCGTTAGGATACGGGTTATCTGAATCGATTTCAGTAATGATGGCCTCTACATCACTACCAGGATTATCCTTAAGGCAAGCCATAGCTGTCTTTTTCTTGATCTCCTTATCAAACATTTCGCTGATTTTGAGTTCAAGTGCTTTCTTGGCTTGCTCTAATTCCTGTACAGTATCGCGAATACTGAAATCACTGCTATATCGGCTGTTGAAGAATGGTTCGGACGCATTGAGCCATCGTGCCATGATGTATGCAATACGATTTTCAGCGATTTCATTTCGTTTAGCAAACTGTGCCAATACTTTATTAGTAGGCTCGAAGTCCCACTTCTTGGCGGCACCCGTACGTGCTTCCGAATTCTGTGCGCCCATGGAATGTGACAGCATTGCCATACGATACATTTCTTCGATTAACCGATCAGCTTGTGACATCAGTAGGTCTGCAGGATCGGAAGGAGGTGCAATAAAGCTAGGAGCGTGTTTCGATTCTACGCCATCAAAACCTAACGCGTTATTTACACCAACAATTAGGCTCTTCATTTCTTTGCCTGGGTAAATGAGAATTGAGAAAGCTTGGCCTCTCAAAATTTCATCAAGCTCAGAACAAAGATTGAACAGCCGTAAGTTAACACGTGCGATGTTGTAAAATTCACTTTGTACCATGAATTGACCTGCTACAGGTCTGCGCCCGTATAACGGTACAACAGGTACAATGCCTAAATTATGAGCACCGCTGTCTATTTTAACACCGTCTTTATCGACTATGGCCCATTCGTTGCGTGTCCATACATGATATTGAATGTTTTGTGTTAATTGGCTCTGCGTTTTCTTTATTTCTGCAGTTAATGTATCGGCGGTAATTTCCGCAGCTTTAGGATCAATCGCAGGCTCTTTATATATAATGTAATTTAACGCGCCGAATTTATCGATTGAATACTTATGAATGCTGTCAGCTGCAATGGTATAACAGTACGGAAATTGGCGTTTTTCCTTAGCCTCCGCAACTGTAGCTGCTTGACTGCCCTGTGCAGCATTGTCTATTACGATCAAAGATACACCCATAAGCTTGGCTAAGAAGCTGGAATTTTGCATAAATTCCGATAAAGTTGTGCCGTGCATGTCGCAATCGTTGACAAATTGCTCGAAATATTGATGGTTCGCTTTACGCGAAGCATCTTTTCGGAAGATAGGATCAACATGAGAGGAAATGATCGGCTGGACATAATTCAGATAATAGGCAGCTGTTTTACGAATATCGAAGTTGGCCTGCGTTTCGCGTTTGTGCTGTAACAGATAAGTGCCGTCTTCATAACCACCTAATCCTTCGTATGAGTCTCTGAGCAGTTTGTACTTGTCTGTAATTGTTAGTGTAGTTGCCATTTTTATCCTCCTTTATAACCAATCTACTTGTACTCCCCAAGCTGAAAAAGGTTCACTATCTAATTTCATTAATGCCTGAGTAGTACAATCAACCTGATCATCATACTCAGCATTAGGGAACTTAGCATGCTCTTCAATGTAATCATCAACCCAAGAATACATGTCCGGATGAGGTATATACACATCTCCGGCTTCTAAGGTAGGTGATATTGCATGCGCTCTTGCTACTTTACCGCCTTGCGGATCTACTTCAACAAGGCCTGCTATACTGTCTTTAAGTGTTTGAATAATTGCCGGACCATTTGCTTTACCTTCAATAAGCTTCATTTTTGCCCAAGGCCAATCTTTTACAGCTTTTTTAAGAGCATTAACTGCCTCAGGGAAGTTTTGTTTTGCTCGATATTGATACAACAGGTACTTACGTGCACCAATTCGGCCCCATACCTGGATAACAACCCAGTCATTGTCGGTGTTGTTTTTATATGAACTATCCATACTAATAAGTACGGAATCAAACATATCCATTGCAGGTGCTTCTTTATAATATTGCCACCATTTTCTCTTAAGGATACCACCTTCTTCAGGTGAAGGATCTTGTTGGTATTGCCCAGAGAAACCATATGAACCTAAGCGCTTCTTTTGTTCATCGATTTGCTCCCAATCTTCACGCTCAGGCCAAATGAGTGTATTCTCTTCACGCACTAGCTCTTTACCTGATATGGGGAAGAATACGCTATGTTTTTTAGTGGCAATTGCAGGTATTTTAAGATGTACCCATGAACTATTATCAGCTAACACATGGCCTGTCAGATCTTTTTCATGCAAACGCTGCATAACAATGATGATTACACCTTTTTTCTTATCATCAAGACGGTTGTACAATGATTGATTGAAGAAGGTATTAGCTTCATCACGCATCGTTTTGGACATTGCTTCTTTGGGATTCACGGGGTCATCGACGATGATAAAGTTGCCACCTTTACCTGTTGCAGAACCTCCAGTAGAAGTAGAGATCATATGACCGCGTTTATCATTGGTATATTCTGTCTTGACGTTTTGATCAGTACTGAGTTGAAATTTATCAGCCCAGCGCTCTTGATACCAAGGTGATTGGATAATAGCTCTTCGGTCTACAGAATGCTTAGTCGACAAAGATGCCGAGTAAGATGAGAAGACCCACCTAGAGGAAGGATCCTCGATCCACATCCAAGTTGGAAAGTGAACGGTGATCAACGTTGACTTCATATACCGAGGAGGGATGTTAACTAGTAAACGAGTGATTTGACCTGCTTTGATTGCTTCCAGGTGCTCTGTGATGTAGTCGATGTGCCAATTGCTGCTAAACGGCGTAGCCGGTTCAAGTATTGGCCAAACATTTTTCGTATATTCACTTAAGTGCCTCCTACATTTTTCAGTCGCTATACGACTCAGACTTGGTAGCCTTTCGTACAAGGGTTTCAAGTTGCGTTACCTCCTCATCGCTCAACAGTGAGAGATCCAAAGAGGACATAGTATCTACACTGTCGTCCATGATGTCAGGCGTTACAGGACCTACATCTCCTTTGCCTGCTTTGCTATTGCTTCGGCTACTTTGCCAATGTTTCGGGAATCTTCGATCAAGGAATTCTTTGGCTGCATGCCAATCAGTTGGGATTTGACTTTGCCAATGTCTGAGTGCTTGGGATTCTGCATGTGCTTCTGCTGTGAGTAAAGTCCGATAGAACTTTACATACATTGGATGCTTACCTTCTTTGCCCATCTGGAGCCATGCGTAATATTTAGCTGGTGTGATACCTGCTAACGCACATGCCGTCTTGATGTAGTTGCCTTGGCGGATGTGTTCTTCGATCTCCGAGATCAAACGCTCTGTCAACTGCATGTTCGCATTGGGCTGTTTGACATTTACGATTGTGCTAGGGCCATCTAAGTTTACAATGTCGGTTACTCCGTTATCTTGTAGCCTCCGCCTAGCAGCCAGGATGTGGCGTTCTCTTTCTTGTGCGCGCTCATCTATCTCATCAGGGTCTTGGTTGATAGGTGTTTCATTTCTTGGAGGCTTATTTTGTGGATCTATACCCATGTCCTGGAATAATGTATTTATGTCGATTTCTGGCATTATTTTTAACACCTCCTGTTGACGTTGACGATTAATTAATTAATTATACCACATTGAAGAAGAGGAAGCACTAGCACCTTCGGGGTTTGGAATGTGAAAATTTTGGGTGAATGTGGAGCTCCTGACATAAGATTTTATAGTGTATCAAAACCCCACCGAGATAGTATTATAGAATCTTATTTACATCGTGAGGTAAACGCGAAGATAAAAAAAAAAGTAGGAGGTTGTACAAATGAAAAAGACGTGTGAGAAGTGTTTGAGATTCCATCGGTGTTGGAAACCTGGTGAGTACAAGGAGCATACATGTGCTAGCATGTGTAGGCAGTTCATTACTAATCAACCTGGTGTAGATAAGTTCTATATCATCGAAACCAGAAGTGCAGCAGCATACAAATTAGCATTAGCTAGATAAGAAAGGGTGTATTGATTATGTATCAAAAGTTATTAGCTGAAGGGTTTACTACTAAGTTAGCTGTCCAATTATCTAAGATAGAATATGAGTATGAAAGGAGAAAGAGATTGACATGGTTAATCAAACATGAATCAACAGTAGATAAGAATAAATTAAATTAAATTAAGGAGGGCATAACAATGAAAAGATGTGGAGAATGTATTAAGTACAACAAGTGTTGGAGTCCTAGTGATCACAAGGAATTAACGATGGCAGGAGGGTGTAGCCAATTTAGACGTAGTGAAAATCCAATTGAATTTAGTTTACGTATAGAAATACGTAAAGAACCGTTAAAGTCTTTAAATGCATTGAAATAAATTAGAAATAAGGAGTGAATAATTATGGAAAAGAAATGTTTTGTAGTATGTGAAGTTTGTAAATTAGGTAGAGAGGTTGATGTAGCTACACTAAACATCGCTAAGCGATGGGGGTTCTTCTCGTGTGGTATGGCTATGTTACCTCATAAAGGAGAAACAACAGTAAATTCAAGTGTCTTAGTTACAGAAGATGGTAGAACATTTCGTAGGAGCCTAATCACTGGGCAAGAAGTAGAATAGTCTAAGTTGCTTGAGGGTAGATCGAAAGATCTACCTTCTATGGAGCTTAGAGTAACTAAGCTACCTTATAGTCGTGCGGACTTTAAACGTGGAGGTATATCATGACTAACACTACTAACGGTAAAGAGAAGTTCGTATCCATCTATCAATTTGCTAATCTGGTAGGTTCTCGTCCTCAACATCTCTATTCGTTGAACAGAGAAGGTAAGATTCCTGAAGATTTAATTAAGGAGGGATTGGATGGTAAACCGATGCTGAGCTTAGAGAGGGCACAAGAATGGTGGAAGAATCGTCTCCTGGCTAGGGAAGAGAAGAAAGCTGAGAAAGTCATGTTGGTACAGGATCCTATTGCTACACTGCAGATGTTGGTAGCTTGGTTTGAGCAAACGAAACACAGAGAGATCACTAAATCATTGAAGGAGGTGCTTGTGAAGCTTGAAAGCGAGCAGGAGTAGTTGGTTAAAGGCAAGGGCTCAACAGAGCCCTTGCATATCTTTTAAAAATATAATATAATTATTATATAGATAAACAATAAAAATTAAATTTAAAGGAGCGTGTCAATATGTCTAACATTAATAACATTGGCCAAAATACAATCGAGGTTAAATGTCCTTACTGTGGAGCACATCAAGTAGATGAATACACTGTAAAATGTTTGTTAGAAGAAGATAATTATTCGGTAATAGATGCAGTAACCATTGTAGTTGCTCAAGAAGCTTTTACAGTTTATCAAAACTGTAAAGTATGTGATAATGGAATGCGTATCACTTATAGCGATCCTGTAGTAGTTGGCGATACTGTAGTATTCACTGTAAATACAATAAAAGAAGAGGAGCTGACTGAAATGAACGAACAAAGCAAAGAGGTTATCGAAACTGGTTTAAACACTAATGTAGAAGAGAAAGTAACTTTGACCGAGCGTAATTTGGAAGTAGCACAATTGGCTATGAATGTCTTATTAGAAGAAGCAGATGGTTTAGATGCTACTGAAGTGATTGTACCTAACACAGATGTAACAGTTGCAGAGATGCAAGAGGTGCATGATAAAGTAGAGGCTATCACAGAGCATTGGTGCAAAGAAGATAGTAATGATGAGGAGGTAGAATTGTGGGATACACATAGTATGCGAGATGTAATTGATAGTTTGGTTGGTTGGGGATATGGTTCAGGTGAAGAATTGTTTGATTATCTTACAACACATGAAGTAGAAGAATCTCAAGCTCAATTAATAGTTGATATTTTTAACAATTTGCCTGTAAATACAGTAAAAGAAAAGGCATCTAATGACGAAGTGCAAGCAGTGTTCGAATGGGTGCACTATCAACACAGTGAAGATGTTAATAGTTGTATATTACAAACTAAAACAGGTTATCTTCAAGAACATTCAATAGGTGGAGTTGAATATGCTTTTGATACTGAGACGCTTTTACCAACTGGTAAATATTGGCCGAATATGCGTGATTTAGAAAATCAGGATGATGTTGTTTTATTGGGTGAGTGTGATACACTTGAAGAGGCTAAACAATTAGTTATTAAAGAGTTAGGCTTAGTAGGTAGTAATACAAATGAGAATAAACAAGAAGCAGTTAACTATTTGATGTCTTATGTGGTTGGTGATTATCTACAGATATTGCATAGTAGCACAGAGCATATCGAAGAGCTTATGGATGCAGCAGATCTAAACAAAGTGCATCAAGGGATCTTAGCTGTGTGCAAAGCTTTCAATATCGATATAAAGTCCATTGATGTAGACAATCTAGTCGAAACTAAAGCTGAATAGTTATCTAAGTGTTACAGCGAAGACAAGCTTGGTGAGAGGCGAGCAAATAAAAATAAAAGGAGAGATTTATAATGGCAACTATGAAAGAAATGGTAATATTAGTAAATCAATTCGTATCTGCGGGTAAATTGGATCGTTACACTTCTCTTGATGACTTAATAGCATTATATCGAAAAGAAGTAGCTACTATGGAGTTAGATGTAGTAGGCTATAATGGAAAAATGTCTAAAAGAAAATGGGGTAAAGGTGGTCGTAGTAACGAGAATCTTGAAGATTTTATTAGACATGCCACATATGTTATATTTCAATGCTCAGGTAGTTGGCCTACTGCAACTGAACGCAAAGTAAGAGATAATATGGTTAGATTATCGTTAGATGTGGATAGTTATCTTCTATATGCGGCAATAGTCAAAAAATATCCTGATGCTGAAGATGTGTATAATCAAGCCAAACAACAGCTTAAAAGTTTAACATTCAAAGGCTTTTTAAAGATTGCTGAATATGTAGAAGTAACTGAGGTATTAAAAATACCTGGTAACCATTGTGTAGCTGAAATTATGGGATTGGTCAATTACTATGCATTAGGGCACTTCAGAGATATTATATTAACGCCACAACAAATAACTAACGGAATAAGAATTCTTATAGCAACAAATATGGCTGTGCATCATATTATGAGCCATGCTTTGTATGACTACACTGTTGAAGACTTAGATAATATGTTCACTAATGAGCACGGTAATCTAGTTACTAAAATACGTAATAAAAATATACCTGAAGCATATATAACTCGATGGCAGAATTGTGATGGTATAACAGAAGAGATAAGACATAAATTAAACACATTAGAAAAATTTACAGCTAACAAAATGTTCGATCTCATAAACAACAAAAGTGTACAAGCTGCATTGTATGCAGGTATGGCACCTAAACAATTAGTAAATCATGGATTTTCTAAGAAAGAGGCACATGCTATTCTATTTAATCCTATGTTTGCTTGGCGGCAACATGAGTTATCAGAAATTAGAAGTGCTATGAAGTTTTACATCTCCAGAAAATACCAAATAGATTCAGCAGATCTGAGCTCTTTACGTGATGTTTCTGGAGTAGTACTACAGTGGTTAATCTTAAAATATCATAATTCTAAGATGCACAAAGTACGTACTCGCTATGGAGCTAATGAAGAACGTATAACTTTTACGTACGTTAATCTACTAGATGAGATTTTAGCTGAAGACTTGGTGAACGGTATGCGTACGGATCCTGATATAGCCTTTGCACAATCTCAAGATCGTATTGAAAAGTCTTGGCTAGCAGATATGGGTGAAAATGTTGATTTACCTGCAGGGCCTGCACCTGATACCAAGCAAATAGTACAAATTAAAACATCTAATGCTCTATTAGAAGAAGGTAGGCTAATGAAACATTGTGTAGGTGGTTATGTAAAAGCTTGTGTACGTGGTGATTCGTTTATTTATCATGTATGTGTAAATGATAAACATTCTACACTTGAGATAAGTAAACGTGATGGTGTTTGGAGATTGATACAACATGCGGCTACTAAAAATGTTAAACCTGCAAATAATAATATTGAAGCTGTAAATGCTTGGTGCATTGAGCATAAAATAACATTACGGAAATAAAATAAAAATAAAAGGAGAGATTAACATGTTACAAGACAATGAAAAGTTAGACGCATTAACCTATTTATTTGAAGGTAAGACAAGGCAGGTATGTGATCGTGTTGTATGTTGTAACAAATGTGGTTTACCGTTGCATAATGAACTTAAAGGAGGTGAGTATATTATTAGCTATTACTCGTTGTCGGACATCTTCGAACATGTCAGAGATAATAAGGCTTTTGTAGAAGCAGTTACTTGTGATGTATGTTATTCTATCAAGGAGGTGAAGTATACTTTAGACAAGGTGGTAGGTAATCATGTAGTAATCAAAGTAGAAGAAAAGAAAGGAAGTGTTTGTAATGGCTGACAAAAATGTAGTGTCAATTTACAAGTTTGCTACCGAGAAAGGTGTACGTCCTCAGTATTTGTATCAGAAGATGGCAGATGGTAAAATTCCAAATAATGTGTATGTCATCGATGCTAAGAATGATCAACCGTTCTTGATCAGAGAGAAAGCAGAAGAATGGTGGCAAAACTTGCTCCTGGCTAGGGAGGAAAGGAGACAGAAGCAAGACGGTAAAGTGAAGTTGATTGGTAACCCTAAGCAAGTACTTCAGATGGTCATTGAGTTCTTCCGGGAAGCAGGCAAAGAGCAAGTAGCCGTTGACCTTGAAAAAGTCCTTGACCAGATTGAAGAATAACTAACATCTTGACAGTGAGGACATGAAAGGTGAGAGGCTTTCAATAAAATAAAAGGAGAAATTTATTATGTCGAAAATTAATAAACAACAAGTTAAAGAGGTAGCTATGGCTAAGTTTGCACAATTGTTGGATCGTATGTTTGTTGATGGCTTCGAAGTTGATTCTCAAACAGATCAAGCATATGAGTTCTTGCGTATTAAATTACAAGCTTTACCTGTTTATGAAGGTATGGATAAAAGTTCTTTGACTGAAGAATATGCTTCTCTTACGTATCTCGATGACCAAGTTATTTCAGAGACTGAAGTACGCAGTAAAATTGATACACATTTTGATAAAGAGGAATGGCAAACAGTAGTAAAAACACAGGAGCTTCTTAGCTATGAACCTGATGGTGAAGTTTTTGATCTTAAAGGTGATCTTTTTAAGGGTGTAGCATATCATAAGGGCTGCAAAGTACAAAAAGTCAACGAAGAAGATGTTATCGTAGCTAATCCTGGTTTAGATTATATTGAAATCCCTAATGGTAAAATATATCTTTACCATGACAATTGTCCTAATGTACCGCATAACGAAGAAGGTGTGCCAACTGATTTTCCTAATTTAGTAAGAGATTTAGATGCTGAATGTGATGAAGTTAAAGGTTGGAAGTGTTCCAAGTGTGGCTTAGAAGTCAGTGTAGAAGTAGTAAAATAAAAATAAGAGGAGAGATTTATTATGTTGAAAACTAATTTGAAAGCTGAACTGCGTGCACAATTGGAAATCATGTTGAACGAGCTTGATAAGCGTATTGATATGGGTAGCTCAAATATTTATGATTTAACTTTGGTAGCTACTTCTGGAGAAGGTGGTATGGATGAAAATGATAAGCCATACGAAGAAACACGTGCCAGTATTCAAGTAGAATTAATTAGTTGCTCTGATGATACTTGGGCTATCGAGCATATGCTTTACAAGTATATAAAGTATCAAGATAGTTGGGATCATAAGAACAATCAACCTATCAGTACAACATTAGAAGAATTTACAGAAGATATCTCAGTATGTACCGAAGAGAAAGGACAAGAAACTATGCAGCGTTATTTAGTCACACATCAAGATGATACAGGTATTGGCGGCTTTGAAACTATATCAGGTATTAATGTGTTCGAAGCTGTAAAACAAGCGTTGCGCAATGACGTATTTCCTGTGCACGATTTAAGTTACTTCTGTGTAGTAGATAATCATGATGCAGAAGAAGAAGAATGCTGTGAAGCATGTATTGAAAATTGTGCAAAAGTAGCAGATTGTCTCCATAGTGAATTTATAGGTCTTGACAGTGCTGTTAAACACGTACTAAGTAATATCCACAATAGCTTTGTGAATGGTGATTCAGATAGCCAAGTAACTATATTTAACATCACTGATCCTACTAACGTAGTGCTGGAAGATCTGAGCCAATACAATATTGAAGAGGAGGTAAAATAATTATGTGTTTCTATAATGAATTAGCTGTAGTAGATCAGTTAAGAAGATTAGCTAATGCTATTGAAGATGTGCAACTCAATTATGAAAAGATTAGTTGTGAAGCGCATATAGCAAAGCTAGAAGCTTTGGAAAGGAATCTAATTAATGTGGCGAACCAATTACTGGGTGTAGTACATCTGAAACAAGTACCCTTGTCAGAGCTTTTCAACGATACCTCAGCAATGCTTTTAGAAGGTACAAAACCAGTAGTATATTATTTAGTAGATTGCGTAGACAAAGATGCTTTAGCGCATAGCACAATGATCGAAGAACCTTTGAAGCAAGATGATGATATTACCTTTGAAGAAACACACTTTAGCGAAGTAAAATAAAAATAAGAGGAGAGGTTTATAATGATTAAATTGTATAATGGTGAAGTACATGCTGTAATATCTGTAGACCGGATGAATGAAATGGTTGCAATTAATGAAGCTGATTGGGAAGTATTTAAAACTACTTCTTGGTTCAAACAGGAAATGGATTTCCTCAAAGAATTTATAGACAAAGCAAAAATATACGAAGGAGAGTGTCACTATGAAATAAGTCTATCAGCAGATGTATATGTTATACAGTATTGTGATATAGCTACGTTGTGGGATTATATAGAAGACGATGGCTTATCATTGAGTACTAAGTATCTTATAAGCAGAACAGCTATATGCGAATTGTTCGATGAAAAGTATAACAATCCAGATACTGATTGGATGGATGGCACAGAAGTTCATTTATCAAAAGAAGAAGAGGAGTGAAGTTTAATGGCCAGATTATATAAAGTATATGAATGTTATTATAGTGATGGCGCAGTTATGCGAACTGGAGGTAAAACAAAAAAGAAAACAATACCTAGTTTCCAAGAATATGAAAAGTATTACGGCAAGATGCTCAAGGTAAAATTAGTGAAAAAGATAACACATCTAGAATGGTTAAAATGGAAGAATAAATAAAGGAGGTAAGCTAGCAAATGCAAAGTTTAACAGTTAGGAGCGAAAATAGTAGAGCCCCCCCCCCGGACTGCCTGTACATCCGTATTTCTACCCAAGCCGATCTGTGTCGCCGGCTAGAAGTCTGTCCGTCTGTAACCTCCAGCCTCAAAGAATAGACGGCAAGGAGACAAACCTCCCCGCCCGCCCGCCCGTCCGGCTCGACGATCATCCCTTATCTATCTTCCATAGAAGGGCAGGAAGCGGCTATCGCCTAGGGCACGAACTGCGAGAATGATCTTCCTCAACTAGCCGAGGCTGACAAAAATAAATTTAAAATATTTTTAAAAGTCAGCCTAAAAAAGCTTGACTCCAACTATGTTTCCATGATATAATATAGATAATAAAGAGATACAAAATTTCATATTCAATTTCGTATCTCGGAATAAAAATAATAGGAGGGTTTTATCATGACGAACAAAAATCAAATCAATCCGGAAACGAACAAATCCGAGGCAACGTACCTGAGTCCTATTGCCTATGCCAAGCTGATCGGAAAGCAGCCTCAACAGATCTATCAGATGATCAAGAAGGACAACTTCCCGGACGACATCGTTAAGTTGGATGGAATTCAGCAAAAACCGATGATCAATGTGGAAGCGATGAACAATTACATGGCAACCCGTGGTGGCAAAGCAGCAGGGTCCGGTCCGATCCTGATGTCGAGCAATCCGGAAAAGATCCTGGAAATGCTGGTTGGCTGGTTCAACGAAGCCGGACAAACTGACCTGGCGAACAGTCTTAAAGGAGTACATGACAAAATCGTCGCGGCCAAACAGCCGGAAGAAGTTAAACAATAACGAAGTGAACAGGGAAGGATCGTAAGATCCTTCCTTATTTTTTTTAAGTGTTTCCGAGCTAACAGTAGTCTGCCTGTATCACGATATACCGACAGTCTGCTTAAAGGGTCTCCAGTAAAACCAAACAATCCACATTAAAGTCGGACAAGTGGAAGAAGCGTAGCCGCAACAATCAAGAAGAAACGCTTCTGATCACAAGAAAATTCCGAATATTTAGTTTCGTCAAGTCGTAATTTTTTAAGGCTACCAGTCTGTCTAGCTCCTAAAAGTTCCATTTTTAAGGGCGTCTCCCAACTTGAAAGATAAACCTTGTAGGGATTTAACGAAGGAGGAATAGGCAATGTCGTATAAAAAATTTAAATTTTCAGCATGTTTTCACTGTGATTACTGCCAAGATGAAGGTTTACCTGAAGAAAAAGAAGATACACTCGACGTAAGAAAGCACTGCATTAAGACGTGGTGTTATGCAATAAACGATGTTACGCCTATCTATTTTGGCGTGATCGAGAATTGCGCACACTACAGAAAAGCGGAGGAGGAAGCGCGATGAGTAGCAGATGTGAGCTGACAATTCGCAAGGATAAATATGAAAAAACCATCTTGATCGGCATTAGAGAAGTGTCTTCCAGCGGTGAGAAATCCAAAATTCAGGTGTCAGTTCCGCTGGAAAAATTCGCTATTTGTTTAGCTGGAGACAAGGTTTTAGCGGATGTACGCCATGCGATTTATGGTGCAATCGCAAAGTAAAAGGAGGATTTTATCATGGGTACCCTTATATTTGAGCACACGAAACACAAAGAAATGTGGGATTGGCTATCTAAAAACCCTACAGAAACTAAAAATAGTTTCTTCGATATTCACCGAGATACGCATACTGATTATCCACTAAATGGTTGCTATGCTTGCGAATATGCCTCTTCAGTTGGTATAGTTATTGAAATAGCTAATTGGGGAGGCCCTACAGAGATGTGCGATAATTGCCCATTAAATTTGCCGAATGGTTGCAGCGATGCTTCGTTTTATGATACATGGTATGCAGCACAACCACAGTTGATCTACCTATTAACACATAAAGATTCGGATTCGCCAATGATTAAGGAATTCACGAAAATCGTGCAAAATGCAGCTATGCAAATACGAGATGCACCTGTAAAAGGACATGTTATTACAAGATGATCACAGAGAGGAGGACAGTAAAATGGAAGTTTTCGCGATGTTATGCATCGTAGCAGGATTAGCTTTCATGATAATTGCACCAAGATTTTTAGCTTAACTCGCAAATTCGACACTAATAGCGCCGCCGGTCCTCTGGGCATAATTCACTGTAAAAAGATGCTCAAGTCCACAATTTGAGCGTCTTTTTATGTGGCTCAGATACAACTTCTCAAGGATAGGCCACTATACCTCAGATATTTTTTAAACCACGTATAAATTTTAACGTCTAAAGTCTTGAGAACGCGTTTTATTCCATAGTTAATTCAATCAGAATCGCATGAATTTTAAGAGAAAAAAGTCGCTGCATACAAATTCACGTTCAATTATATTCATTTAGTTTTAATACATTTCGGGGGTTAGATTATATAAGAAAAGCTGTGGATAACTCGACAAAGGCGAGCTAAACACGGCTGGGTGGCCCAGATTCTCTTCCACTGTCTCACATCAATCAAAGATATCGCAAGGTTATCTCTCAACTGCAAATCTCATGCCAAACTTTTATAAAAATTAAAGCACAACTCTTGATTTCCAAAAAATTCTGCTATATAATAATAATATAAAGATAAAATTTTACCATAAAACCCGCATAAAGAAAGGAGGGAGACACATGAAGAAATCAGATCTTATCCAATGTATCCGTGAAATCCACACTCAAACCCAAATCCAAATCCGAATACAAGTACCGGGCGATCTCTTCATCCAAGATTTATTTCAAAAGCTCGTTAACAGTTTCGAAAAAGATGCCAGAAGTCACACAAGAATCCGAACCTATCATTTCGAAGAGCATCTCATCCAAGCTCTTAATTTCCAAGCGCGGCTTGATAATTACCATCTCACAGGCGAATGGGACACATTCATCAAGTTTAAAAGTATCGAAATAAAATAAGGGAGGGCAACACAATGATCGTATTATTTTTTGATTGGTCCAATTCAGACAAAACATCCCGCCACACATATCTGGTGCTTGACAACACAGCGCAATGGTCTTTCAAACCTGAATCAGTTAAGCGAATCATCCCGGAGCATCAATCGCTTCATCCGTATCTTGAAGTAGCACGTACGACTAGAGTCAATGAAGACACTTATGTCGCGGAGCTATTGCAAGGTTCACACATCATCAAGATCGGGCATATGCCTAATCTCGAAAGTGCACAAGCAATGTGCGAGCTGTATCTCAAAGGTTTCAAAGTGAAGCCTGAACTCATTGTCGAAGCAATCGAAAACAAAGCAGTATACATTCTGCTCAATGAAGTCGATGGCGAAGACATCTACACTTATGGTTATTCACGTGGTGCAAACAACATCGCACACATCTTCGATAAAGCAAAAGCCATCATCGAAGAAGACAAACTGCGAAAGCAAGAGCAGGAGCAAGAGTAAGAGCAAGAGCAATCCACCTAGGGAAAGGATGTGAAGTAGTTTGTCACATCGTCTTAGTGATCTAACACTCATTAAACAAGCAGTTTATCCGCTTGCTATTGTGTGCGCACGTTATCATATTTGTGATAATTGCCCTGTTTCAGCTGCACTATATAGTATTTGTCCTCTTGTTGAATTACGTAAGGTAATAAGAGAAAAGGAGACCACACATGAAAGAAGTTAAACATCTTAAGAAAGTGAAGAAACACCTCTCGCAATTTTGTAAGTGTCAATTACATTGTACTAAATGTGTACTTGGTGCTTCATTACCCTGCAGTCTTACAGTTATTGAAAGAACGTTGAAAGAAAGGAAGAATGCGCGTGCATCAGCTAAAAGTAAGTCAAACGGGTAAAATACTGGCAACTTTCTTAAATAGTATTCAGGAAATGCCGATCTTCAATGGTTCAGGTAATCTGCACTCATTGTATCGACAATACATTCAATGGTGGTGCGCTTCTCATAAAAGTACACCGCTCAGTATCAAACAGTTTGAAATGTGTGTTGCATTACAGTTCTTCAATGTGCAGCACGTGGAGGAGGCATCACAATGAAAGACGAAGATGTCTTACAGATGTTACAAAAGGCACAAGAAGCATTACAACCTATCTGTGCGGAAAATCGTCCAGCTGATTGTACTGTCTGTGCTCTGTATCATCCTAATGGCTGCATTGCTTCGTTATTGGAAGAACGTATTTCTAGACACTTACCTGCAATACCAGAAGAAAACTTTGCTCTTACTTTCTTAACTGTTAACGTCGATCAAGCACTTAACAAGATACATGATTTCTTATGTGAACGAGCATGTCAATATATTACGTGCTCACAATGTTATTTGAAACCTCTCAACGGTAAATGCTTTGCTGCACAACTTCAATCATTAATTGAAGAAATCCATAAAATGAAATCAATGTGATTTGCAAGACGAGGCATCGCTTTCGCCTAGGGCTGGTGCTTCGTATGGAGATCATATTAAGGAGGTGAACTTGTGTTATTAGCAGATCAAAAAGTCTACATTAGTGAAACAGCAGATAATCCTGATGTTTATTACGATGATGAAGTACGGGTCAGAACTTTAGCTGAGAAATTAGCAATCTTACAATGTAAACAATTATGTCCCACAGCTAAAGATGGTTGTCCTAATGTACCGTTCAAAAAATGTACACCTAATTTCGAGTGGCGATATCCTTATTGTGATCAGCTCACTTGCGTGGTGTATAAATTAAGAAATGCTATCCTGTGTTACAATATTGGTAGATAATTACAGAAAGGAGAGATATCATGGAAGAAGATCGTTGTGATTCTATCGATGTGATCTTTCGTAGTTTCTTATATTTCTATTGTGCTATCGTTGCGTTCAGTCTTTTATATGGCTTAAAGTAAGGAGGTAAACAGATGACAAACGAAGAACTAATCGTTAAACTTGATAAGATGTCAGAAGAGCTGACTGAATATTGTGACGCGCATTTGTGCAATAATTGTGTTTTCAATATACAACATTCACCGCTATGCTTGTTGCGTTATATGGAAAATGTAAGAAGGGAGGTAAGACGTAATCATGGATAAATATAAAGCTATGGCTGTTGGGCTCTCTACGTTGATTGTTGAGCTGCTTGATTTTTGTAAGATTGCTCAAAAATGTGATAGATGTCCTCTTCGCACATGTACAGGTAGCTGCTTAATCACACATATGTGCCATGCAGTAAAGGAGTTGGAAGATGGTGGACGAACTAGAACTCAAACAAAAGATTAAACGGATAAAAGATTCCATTGTAGACATGGAACGTAATAATGATGGAAGTCTTCAATGGGTCGATGATCTTCGTGATTTGCACATGCAATTACATGATGCAGAAGCTGAGTTGTTCAATATTAGATATGTAAGGGAGTGGTATTAAAATGGTAGTAACAACGGTTAAACAAATGGCGAATGTCTTAGAGGACACAATTAGTGCTATAAATGAGTTCTGTACTGACAGAGAATGTGATACATGTCCTCTATCGAATGGTGATCTTGGTTGTATCTCACCTGCACTGAAGGGAACGCTTTGTAAGATTAACAGTATGCGATACCCTGAGCATATTCTCAAGATCCTACGTCAACAGATGTTTGATCTTGAAGCAGATGATACTAGTAAGGATTTCTTGTTACAACAAATAAGACCGGACGAGGTCTTTGAATCATGTCTTACTTGGGAAGGCATCATTAATTATGATGTCAAGCTGAAAAGCTGGATCAAAGATATCTATGGTATATCACTCGATAACAAGTAAATTACAATTGAATAAGATTCAAAAATATGGTATAATATAATTAGGAGGGATAATTATGGATGAGACGTTAAAATTGATGACACCCATTATGTATGCCAATCATATCAATCGTCCGAATCAAATGGTGTATGGCTGGATCCGGAGTAAGACTATTCCTGAAGATTGTTTGTGGGTCAGTGAAGTTTCAGGGAGAACACACATTGTTGTGGACAAAGCAGATGTGTGGTATGCTACCAGAAAGGACAAGAATCCTGATGACAAAATGGTGCTTATCTGGGAACCCATTCAGATCCTGGATCAAATGGTTCTATGGTATCGTGCAGCAGGTCTTGATAAAGAAGCTGATGCGCTGCAAAAAGTACGTGATGAACAATAATGATTGTTTGAGCTTGCTTGTTATTTGACAAGCAGGTTCGATAGAGTCATTATAGAAAGGAGGTGAAAATTATGCCTGGAGAAGCGTGTGCAAAGATCTATAATAATGGTGACAGTACGCTCATCGTTGTAAAAGGTGTTAAGTATTTGATCACCAAGCAACAGGTCCTTGACATAGTAGCTAAAGATTTAGTACGTCCTCATCGTATTATTAAGTATTACATTATCATTGATGGTAAGTACTATTCTCCTGCTACTCTGATTCTGTCTTTGTTAAACATGATGCCTAGAGAAGGTCCTGATGCATTTCGCAGCAATGCTGCATTGGAAAGATTAGGTTTTAAGGTATACGAAAAATCTGATTGGAGTGGAAAAGATGTCACAAGTGGATATAAGCACAAATAATGATGTTGATTATGTAACTCCTGTAGTGTTTGGTAAGATGATCGGCGTACTGCCTCAAATTGTTTATAACTACATCAAAACAGGATTACCTGTGCACGCTGTTGAATTCAATGGAAAAGTAAGACAGATGGTAAATCCCGCTGAAGCTCTCGTTTGGGTAGAAGGCTATAAAGCAACGAAGAGAACACGGAGAACCAAAGAAGAAATTGAAATTGCTGACAAAAATAAACAAGCTTTAATCGACGCCGGGGAACCTGTGTCGGGTAAAAACATAGTTAGTCACCGACCGAATATTCAACCAAAGCAATTAATCACGTACATGCGGCAAGGAAAACATGTACATGTAGCTGAGGTAGAATCGGTCGGTGACTATTATACTGAAATGCACAAACATATCAATTCTCTTTGGTTCACATTACAAGACACAAAAAAAGAGTCCTTCCCTTTGTTGCATGAGACATTAACGCAAAAGTTAAGAAAGCAAGAGATCCTATTGGATACACCATTGCAGGTCTTAAAAATGGCGTTAATATCGTTGAACCATTTAGATCCTGAGTTCTTTGGTGATATCCAAGAATCAGTCAGCAATTGGACACGAGACAAACATACATTATTGGATGCTCAAGAAAGCCTTGTGGAGACACAAGAAAATCATGAGGAATAAAAAATTCCCGTTGATTTTTACCCTATTGCATAGTATAATATAATTGGGGAGTTCTATTATATTATAATAATTAATAATTAATATTATATTATTATTATTATTATTATTATTATTATTATATATTTATTTATTCCTTGACTATATTATGACTAATTCTATCTAGGAGTCAGTTCGAATAAATCTCATGGAGTTTAAATAGTATCTATCGATTTAGCCTTGTGTTTTCTATGTTTTAGTATAAATTATTCATCATTAATAAAGAATGAATAGGGAGATGGGCATGGAAATTAATGAATTTATTGAGATAACCATATGAAAACCTATGTTTTTTCTATTTGATCATGATAAATTCATTGATTTTTCACACACATTAGAGAAAAAATTAGACGGGGGTGCATATAAAACAAAATTTATAATTATATATACAGGGGGTTAAAATATTTTTCGATGTGTGAGGTTGCTGATTCTAGACTATAGAGTTTACAAATGTCTCTATACAGGAGACATTTATCAGAATATTCAGAGTAGTAAATTAATTGAATATTTCGAATCCACTTATTTTTCATTCGTTAGTATTCTGATAAGCTTGGAGGTTATCTAGAAACAGTGCCTTAGGTAATCTAAATTCTCATTGATTCCAACTAATGTTCTATGATATAATTAAAGAAAACTATCTTTTATTTTAGCGGATCACAAAAGTGTACCGCGTCAATGAAAGGTAGTTACCGGGAGGCTTTTATATGGATTCATTGTTAGCATTAGTGTTTTATTTCTGGATCTTCCGTTGTATTTGTAAGATTTTCGGGTTTAAATGATCATTTAATTAAAGGAGGCAAAACAATGAAATTTGTGGATACTATATCAGCCAATTGCTCATGCTGGCTGTGTACACGAGGAGCAAACAGAAAAATTGTAAACGATAAAACATGTAATACTGTATCGTTATGTCCTGATTGCATTAAAGAACTAGCGACACTATGTAAAGAGGAAGCTGATCGTGTTGACTGGTCTTTAGTACCACCTAACAAGAAAGTGTTAGTACGTAACTTCGATAATGAAAGTTATCCATGGGAAAAATGTTACTTTGCCGAAGTTGATAATATCGGGCAATTAACCGCTTTTGCTGATGGTAAGACGTCTTGGAATGCGAATGGTCAAACCGTTCCATGGAGATATATGAAACTATGGACAAAGGATGATAATTAATATGTAAGGAGATTAATTATGGAGTTCAATCTTACAGAGCATAATAAGCTTTGGTTATGGTTAGCTGTACATCCTACAGCTAATAAACGAGATTGGCCAGGATGGGCTCAGCATGAATCCCGACCATTATATCATTGTTTTGCATGTGAGTATGTTAAACAGATATTACAAAGCGATAAGCTTACTCCGTGTAAATGCTATGAGCATTGTCCGTTGGACTGGGAACTTAGTCCAATAAAATGTTGTAATCATTGGTATGCTGCATGGAGCAATCTGCAAGTAGTAGCACATATCAGTCCAAGGACACATGCAAGGCTTTACGAGTTAGCCACAATCATAGCTAATACTAGTGCAAAGAAAGGTATTAAAACAATATAAAATAGGAAGGGGTTTAGCTAAGTGCATGTAGGAGAACATGTTGAAGGAATTCTTTTTAATAGAATTATTCAAGGTAAAGTATGTGATCAAGATATGCACAGTGTTCAATTAGAATTAGATAACGGTGTTAAAATCTGGATTGATAAACAAAATATCTTTATTAAATGTGAGGTGCAAAGTTGAAATGGGTGTTAAATTATTTAAGGCGTACCGGCAATGCTATGTGGTGGCGGAGAACGCTAGTACTGCAGAACGTATCTTCGTCGATGTGGAATCATCTGCGGTCAAAACGAGCGTCGTTATGGACGAGAGAATGTTTGCACAGTTTTACAACACTTTCAAGATGTTGCGTGAGAAGCAAGGTTATACTGATGAGCAGATCTTTGACTTCTTAAGCACATTAGCGACTTGCAATGCGCTTGAATTTAATTATGAGGTGTTTGATCTTCTCGCAGTAGAACATCAAGCACGCAAAGAAGTTGGTCAAGTTAAAAATGAAGACATCTTTGAATTGATTGGAAACGCGCGCAACGAATAATGAAAGGAGATATCACATGGCTAGCATCTTTAAAGGTGATAATGTATTGGCTCCGTTCGGAGAATATCATCTACCTGGTGTAGTTAAAGAAATAAAGCATTCCGCCAAGGGCTGGATATGGCGATCTGTTCAACGTATTGCTGTGGTTCAGTTAGAGATCTACCATGTGATAATCCCTGGTAAACTTATGTGCTCTTATGTAACGCTTCATTATCCTGTTGAGCAGTTAATTAAAGTTGAGGAGGAGTAATCACAATGGCAGGCAAAGACTACACAAATGTGATCGTTGTTGTACGCAGCATAGATCGATCTTCTACTAAAATTAATCGTCTGGTAAAGATCAGCTCTATATGTGAAGATGAAAGGTTAAAAGAACTCACTGAGCAACTCATCACGGCATATGGCTATTATATTAAACCTGGCGCAAGTCGTAGAGTCAGAGAGGGCTCTATTGTACCAGTCAACAATCAGGAATGGATCAATTATATCAAACCAATTATAGAAGCGACGCTCAGCTACTGTAATAACATGATTGCGACAATGAAACCGCAATGGCAGATTATCGCTGAGCGTAACGGTTGGCAACAGCCTATTAAATCCACTAAATAACATTGTCCTTAGGCGGAAGCCATTCTATTACACTGGAGATGATGCTATGATACTTGACTTTGATTTGTTGTACAAGGATACGATACATCCTGTTAAGTTTGATAAAGGAAATAACGGAGCACTTATTGGCTATATTAATAAGATCGTTTGCTTCGTACACAGGGATTATATTTCTCAGATAGAGGTAGATGGTGGTTTATATCTTGCGAGAGTAATACATTGTAATCCTGCGAGAACCACAATGTTTCTGGAGCCTATCAAGGTTATATCGATTGAGGAATATCGTAGCTTAATGCAACATTATTATCAACATACTTGGGAGAATACCCTTTGCACTCATTTGCAAGATAATCATTTCACACAATATGTCCAATATATTTAGGCAGTGAGATCCTTACTCAGGATCTACAAATAAATGGAGGTGTTACTGTGAAGAAAAAGATTGCTTGGGTAACTATGGCTTTGTTATTTGGTTGGTGGACGGCTAGTATGGCAACGACTGTTGCAGGTGTTAATCTGCAGAAGCAATGGGTATATCGCTCAGCGTTGCATAACATCACATGTTATCAAGATCCATCTAATCCTAATGTATCTATCTACGTGCTTGGGATCGATGGTGGTATTGCCGCGGTAAACACTGCAAAATAATTCATCTTGATCACAACTAAGATTCTATATTATAATTAAATTGTGAGATATAGAGGAAGTGATTTCACTGCATCTCAACTTCAATTTTAGAGGAGGATTACATGGACACGTTGCCCGTAATATTAACCGACTCGGTCTTGGATGAATTGGTTGTCATCCGAGACTCTGGACTAATCAGTATGTTTGATTATGAAGGGGTCAAAGCGTTGTCACTGCATCTGGGATTACTTGAAGCTTATGGATGGTTGGAAGCTAATCGCTCGGCTTATGCAAAAGGATTGTTTACTGGTTTCGAAGGTTTACAGCTTATACAGAATTCATTATTGAATTAAGGGTGGTTATTATGAGTAAATCAGATATTAAGTACATGCATAAATTATTAATGTTAAGCTATCAAGTACCTTATATTAAAACACGTAAGGTACAAGAGCATAAAGGCAGAGCATTATATCGCAATGGCAAGGGACGTTTGACGATAGCTACTTATGCCAAAGTACCCAAACGACATAACTATGAATTAGTAGTGATGAATGTCGATGGCACATTTACATCGCAAAACAATACAAGTGATGTCGCATACGTTAATTTGTTTATGCCTGACGATTTCTGGTCTACTAAAGATTGGCAGTTTGTTAATAATCCAGAAAACCCTATACCTGATGAAGAATGGGAAGCTGCTAAAGAATGGGCACGCCAACAATTCATGTATGTACAAGAATTACAAGAAGCGTATCTTAAGTATTATGCGGATGTTAATAAGGTTAACGCTTCTGAACGCGCAATATTTACAATCTGTTCCAATTCTGTGCATACGAAGTATTCAAAAAGCTCTTTGTCAGTTTTTAAAGCATTGACAAATGAATATGTCAATGCTTTGATCTCAATGAATCCTGAGGCTGATGAAGAGCAAGTGACGGGATTTTTGCAAGGACTTACTGGTTATCGCTATGTGTGCGACTGTTTATTGGATCTTGATTTGGTAGCCGTTAGTAATGGTTGGTCTCTACTAACTATAATGGCTGTGCAACAAGGTATACTTATATCTTATGTAGATGGGGAGGATGATGAATGAGCATTACTTGCGAGTATGTAATTGATAGTAAATGGGGCGATCGGTGTAGTAACGATGATCAGCTTGATTACTGCAGCAAGTGTTGTATTAAATGTCGTTCAGCTAAAGCAGGTTGCCACAAAGCTTGTAGCGTAGTCAAAGAACATATCAAGCAATCCACCTAGGAAGGAGATGATTGCGTGTTTCAGTTATATACCGATGGTAGTAGTGGTCGTAAAACAAATAGTGGAGGATACGCTTATGTCCTTTTAATTAAAGAGGGCGATAAAAGTATACATCATGGATCAGGAGGTGTATTAGGTACTACCAATAGCCGCATGGAGCTTACAGGCGTTATAGAAGGCCTACGTATTTGGGTCGAAAAGTACGTCGATCAAGGTCCAATAGAAGTACTTAGTGACAGCGCTTATGTAATCAATTGTTTTAAAGAGCGCTGGTGGTCTCAGTGGATAAAGCGCGACTGGAAAACTTATGATGGTAAGGAGGTGGCTAATCAGGATTTATGGCGTGAACTTTTCAAAATAGTGTCTAAGTATATGGACCGCATCACTTGGACACATGTAAGAGGGCATCAAGGCGTCTACTGGAATGAAATCTGTGATGTAATGGCGCACGAAGCAAGAATGGCTTGTTTAGAACAAGATAATTGAAAAGGAGATGTTATTAATGGAAAAAATTAAAGAGGGTATTACTAGATTGAAATTCAACGAGGTGGCTAATATTAAGATCGTCGTTGAAGTAAATAAAAAGGATGGCACACAGTTTCTGGAAACGTACTCTGATTTGTCGGATGCCGTTTTATTATTAGGTAAGGATAGTGGGGACGGCAAATCGGTAAATTGTAATATGATATCGGCTTGTTCGCCCACTTTCTTATTGCCTGCGTCTGATATGCTGAACGGTTTTGCTAAATCCGTGGCAATTAGCTTACTGGCTGATAAAGTCGGTATCCCGTTGGATATGCTTAAACTCATATTGGAAAGTGGGTTGGGAAACAAAAAACCTGCTACGGAGGATAATTAAAATGAAAGTAACTTTAGTTGCACATACAGTTACACCTCCTGGGCTCAATATTATTGGCTGCACTCCGTTGGATAGTGTCGTGATCCGCGCTATTGCTGAATGCTACCAAACGGAGCCTAAAATATCTTTAATTCAGAATTGCCTGGTGAGCGGGCATACTTCGGTATTCGAGCACATCAGTTTCACTTTTGCTATCAAGGATGTTAGCCGGGTTCTTTTGGCACAATTTACTCGCCATAGAATTGGTGTTTCACCTACGGTAGAGTCTCAGCGGTATACCGATTACAGTAAAAAACCTTACCGCTATATCACTCCGCCGTCGATCGAAAGAGATCAACGCGCATTGGAGATCTACGCTGATCATGTCATGAGTGGCTACGGGGTTTATCGCACCTTGGTGGAAATGGGAATTCCTAAAGAAGATGCACGGTTTGCTTTTTCTGAAGCTACCGGTGTTAATGAAACGGTAACACTCAATGCCCGTGCATTGATGCATTTCTTTGAACTGCGTACATCTCCGAAAGCACAATGGGAAATCAGACAATTGGCGAATGAAATGTTAAAAATTGTGCAAGAATACGCCCCTTTAACGTTTCAAAAATATAACATAAAATAAATTAAAATTAATCGTTGATTTCTTATAAAAGATGCTTTATAATTAAAGATAGTTAAAGAAACCACAATAAAAAATTAGGGGGAAAACATAATGATTACTGCAGGTGTTGTATTATTTGACAGAGAGCGGAGCGGCGTTCGCGTCACCGGATTCCAGAAACCTTCGGAAATCGAAGGTAAATACCTTTATGAAGTTGTTGCCTATGTGAACGGCGAAGAAGTTGAAAAGCACGCCATTTCCGGCTATCGCGAAACTCCGAACGAAGCTCGCAAAATTTTCAAACGGCTGTATGAGCAGCATGTGCCGCAGGCACCGAAAACCGGTAAAGCTCAGCCGGTTGACCGTTATATGGATATTTTCGATCTGGATGAACTGCAGCAGCTGGTTGATCACAACCAAAAAACCGCTGATCTGGCATTGGCCCGGGTATCCAAAATCAATGAGCGTATCGCCGGTATCAAGAGCGGCGCAATTGTGGCGCCGGAACTGACTCCGGAAGAAATTGCGGCCAAGGAAGCTGCTAAGGCAGAGGCCAAAGAGAAAAAAGGGAAAAAAGGCAAAGCTGCGGCGGTGATCAATACCGAAGCATCTGTGGCAGACATCACCAGTATTGCCGAGGAAGCTCCTGTAGATGCGGCTACGGAAAAAGCTTTTCCGGCAGATCTGGTATAAGCAATAGAGCTAACAAGTCCATCGATTTATCCTTTCGTCGATGGGCTTGTTATTGCGGCCAAGTGCTTCTCCCGGAGCACCTTTCAGCCACGCCTCGGCTGTATTGGCCGCAATAACAAGCCCTTTGTGCAGAGGGTTTGGGCCACTCCTCAATGCAGTTGCGTGAGTGCCTTTGGTAAGTCGCTGATGGCCGATGTCAGTCGACTTACGGGTATGTTTGTGGAGAATTCCACTCCACCTCATCGCGGTTATGCGATGAGGTTCACACAAGTAATTGTATTAACCGATACAATTATTTGGATGAGCCTCATGGCCAGTCAATGCCTTAGTGAAGTAATACTGTAATGGCCTTCGTTATAATACTTTACGCATTTTGTGTAAGAGCGAGGGTATGTATGAAAGATCTGAGTTAGCTGTCTTACGGGGCTCTTATTTTGGCGATGAGATGCTTATTCTAGATTAGCGTCTTCGCATATTATTGATTGCGTTACTTATTAATCCTAAAGAAAGGAGGAATAAGCAATGTTATACAGTTCGAGGTGCTTGTTTTACAACCAGCGCGACACTGATCGCGTAGTTGAAGAACCTCATAGAATTGTGTCAGCGGTTTGGCTCTTAGATTACGGCTGACGATCGTACATAATGCAAAACAGATACACATTGATGTAACAAAAAATTTGCAATAGTCTCCACGCATAAAAACCCCTCCAACAACTATAAAAAATCAGCGAGCCCTGAGGGACTCAGCACCCTCGGGGCTTGTGACACGCTACGATATCGTTTGTTATGGTAGATGGCTTATGGCTATTAACTTGATTAATGGTATTGCGTAGCGTGTCACAAGCCTCGAACATATCGCGGAACGATGATTTAACCGCAAAGCCGCATGTTATCATGTTATGTAAGGTTGACCCCCTGATCATATGCTTTGCGGTTAAATCATAGTTTCGATAGCCTTGATACGATATGTATTAAGGCTTTATTATTTGTAAAGGGGGACGTAATCTTGTTAACAGTTCTAGCTTTTGACCCGGGAGGTACTACTGGTTATGCTCATGGTAGTATATCAGAAGTAAAGGAACAATCAGTTACCAATGTAGTATGTGGTACTTTTGCAGATTGGCATTATCCTGGAGGATTAGAAGAACTAATTCTTAAAGTTAAGCCTGATGTAATAGTATACGAAATTTTCGCTTTATATGCGCATAAAGCAGCGGCACAGGCATGGAAAACGTTTGTGGAGATCGAAGCTATTGGTGTAATTAAATATTTAGGTGAAAAGCATGACATACCTGTAATAGGTCAAACACCGGCAGAAGGAAAACATTTCTGGAATGATGAAAAACTAAAACGTGTTGGCCTGTATGCACCTATTACACATGAAAGAGACGCTATCAGACATTTGCTTTATTATGAGAAGTTCGGGAGGTACAAAAAGAATGGCTGATTCGTTCAAAAGGCGGGTAGTAGAAGCTACTGCTAATGAACATCAGCGTAATGCAGAGCGTATCTACGAACGTAAGTTAGCACATGTCAATCCTATAGTTGTGCGTTGTAAGGATAATGTACGTCGTATAGCATATCCTTCAGCCGATGATAAGTTTGTATGTTACTACGTAAGAGATAAACAACTGTACGTGCTTTGCGAAATATTCGATTGTAAAGGGAGATCTTTAAATGCGTCCACAATTAACCTTAGATTACAATAAAACGACTGGCCTGATGAAGCGATTAGTTTTATCAGGCGTCACTTATAAAAAAGGTATGGATATGGTAGGTGCTACTTTATTAAAAGATAGGACCTACTCTTTTCCTGTTGATGAGGTGTATGCTAGGGTTATTTTAGGTACTTTTCAGCAGGAAAGTATTCAAGCTGCACCTGATGTAACTGCTTGGTTGGAAGCTTGCTACAAACGTAATATGGAGTTAATCCATTTTAAAGAGCAAGAAGATTATGATGGACTCCGCCTAAGGCGCAAACACTTGCTGAGACCGTTTCAACGTGTGGATATCGGTTATATGAAGATGGCCGGTGTATCGTTAAATGCTAATCCTATGGGATCTGGTAAGACAATTGAAACTATAGGATTAGCAGAAGAGATACGGGCTAATAAGATCCTAATCATCTGCAACAAGGTAAAGATGGATGACTGGGCAGAAGAGATCCAAATTTGGGCAGATGAGAAGGCAGTAATTGTAAGAGGTACGGCTGCACGTAAAAATCGATTACTGCAGACTAATGCCCGTTATTTCATTATTACACATGCTACATTGCGTACGCCTGAAAAATACCCAACAATATTCAGTACTCGCTGGGATCTTGTAGCGGCAGATGAAGGTCATAGATTTAAAAACATGCGAGCAGCACAAACTTTTGGGTTTAGCAAATTAATGTGGGTGTACTTATCAATTGTTACAGGTACTCCTATGTTAAATAAGCCTGATGAGTTGTATGCTTTACTGCATGTGATGTTTCCTGAACGTTTTAAATCTTATACACAGTTTGTCGCTAATTTCTGTGAGGTAGATGAGTACCAGTACAATAAAGTTATTGGCATCAAGAATGCTAAGACTTTACAGTATATATTGGCCCCGTATACTATTAAACGTGAGAAGAAAGACATCTTACCTCAGTTGCCCGATAAGATCTACAAGACCATTCATTTGGACCTTACAGCAGAACAAGCTAAGCTGTATAAAGAGATGGATGAAGAATCTCAAGTAACACTATCTACTGGAGAAGTATTATGTGCTTCAACGCAGCTCGCTCAACTTGTACGTTTGCGGCAATTAGCACTGGAGCCATCCATCCTAGGCGGAGCCGTAATTGGTTCTAAGATAATGGCTATCTTAGAATTAATAGAAGAAGCTGTAGAGTCGGGTGTTAAGGTTGTTATAGCTACTACTTCTAAAGCTTTTGTTGAACTTGTTGTATCGACAATTAATAACACTGTTAAAGGTGCATATGCTGTACCTTTACATGGTGGGCAAACGGCGAAACAACAAAATGATTCTAAGAAGATGTTTAAAGAGGTAGATACAGTTAATGTTATGGCTATGACAATTGAAACTGGTAGCGAAGGTTTAAACCTGCAACATGCTTCAATGTTAATCTTGGCAGATAAGTCTTATGTACCGAAAACCATGGAGCAGTTAGAGGATAGATTACACAGAGATGGGCAAATGAAAAATCCTCTAATTATATCTATAGTGTGTCGTAAGACAGTAGATGAGGTAATCGAGAAGATATTAAATATGAAAGATGCTATAATTAATGAGGGAATGGCAATCAATACGCTAATTAAACAAGTACTACGTGTTCAGAATTCAGTTTAAAATTAGTTGAATTTAATATTGAGCTATGATTTATTGATCTCTTTTTTAAAATTGAATATCAATACATTTATATATTAAAAATCGCTAGAAAAATTTAAAATTTTAGTTGATTTTTATTTAGATTTATTATATAATTATAAATGTAAGTGATATTAAAAAGGGGGTCAGTAATACATGTGTGAAATTCGGACTTCTGATAGAATTGCTTTTAAGAGATGCCGGAGAAAGTGGAATTTGTCCTCGCACTTGCGGAATAATTTACAGCCGCAACGTGTTAACGACAAATTATGGCTTGGCTCCGGCGTTCATTATGCTTTGGAGCAATATTACAAAGATGGTGTTTCGTTAGTACCGCCGTTCAAAAAATGGTGTGCTCAGCAAATTGATGAAATGAAAGCCCGTGGTGATTTGTGGCAAGAGCAGGTCGACATGCTGGACGAGCAAATCATTTTGGGTAGCGGTATATTACGGCACTATGAAATGTGGGCGAAAGAAGAAGACCCGAAATGGTGGTCTAAAGTATTTAAAACTGAAATGTCGGTGAAAGTGCCGATTATCGCGCCTGATGGCACTGATACTGGTGCGCATTACGCTTTACGGGTCGATGCCATTGTACAGGATGAATACGATCTGTACTGGTTACTGGAGCATAAAACAGCTGCAATGTTTGATAATTCTAAATTGCCTTTGGATGAGCAGTGCGGTTCTTATATCTGGGCGCTGCAAAAATTGCTGGGTATTGAGCTGCAAGGTGTTATTTATAATCAGTTGCGCAAAAAAGTACCTGCACGGCCGGAAGCATTAGCTAAAGGCGGCTTGTCGAAAAATAAGGGTTGCGACACTACAGCTCAGATGTATTTGCAGGTATTGGATGAATATTATGATGGCCGGGAAAATGTGCCAATGGCTGAATACTCTGCGATTCTGGAAGAGCTGCAAAAGAAAGGCAATACTTTCTTTAATCGTGTAAAGGTGCACCGCAGCCAAAAAGAAATCAAGGATATTGGCGAACGTATTTATTATGAATATCTGGATATGGCACGACCTGATTTGATATGTTATCCGAATCCTACACGCGACTGTGGCTGGGATTGTGATTTCCGATCTGTTTGCTTGGCTATGAACGATGGTAGCGATTATGAACAAATGTTGCGGGATTTGTACATGAAGCGGCCGGAAGATACAGCTGAATACGTGGAAAGTATTTAATCATGCCATATGAGCGTATTCGTAAGCTGGAAGTGGTCATCAATGATGCTTCTACTACGGAAGGTGAAAAAGCTGCGGCACGTAACTTATTAGCTAAGTTGCGTGCCAAGCATAACATAACGGAAAAACAATCATACACACACACGCAAACAAAAGCAAGTAGAGATGAATACTGGCAGCGACGGCAAAATTGGAATGCATGGCAAAATGCTAATCGGAACAATCCGCGCAATGAGGCACGTAATAAACGTGAACAAACGTTGGAACAATGGAAAGCAATTTGGAAACCAATTGCTGCAAGGCAGGTACAACGTAGAGCACAACATCATGCAGCTAATCTGAAAATTAAAGGTCAATCTATTCGGATTGATTTTACGGATCCACAATGTACGTCAAGGCAATCAGAATATATTTCAGCCATTTGTAACATGTTAAAAGTTGATTATCCAGTAATGCCAATAACTTATAGTGATGCTTCTGAGTTTTTAGATTACTGGTCGCCAAAATTTGTGCGATATCGTAACTGGACATACTATAATGAAGATGAAGATTAGTATTAACTTTACAGATGTGCAAATTCGAGAAAACGAAAAGGTAGCATCTGTAGAAGAGACACGTGTTCATTTGGCATTGGTTAAAGAAGCAGAAAATCTATTGAAAGCTAACGGTATTTGGAAAGATTGGCCTTTCGATTTAAGTGTTTGGCCAGACGATGATTTGAGGAAATTAATACAATCGGAGAAACGAGGTGACTAGGATGGCCAGCACTACCAGGATGTTTCATCGAGGCATTATTGAATTAAGTACCTTGAAAGCTCGTGTAGCTCGAAAGTACGGTACGGGTGAACTTAGCCGAGAAGAATTTGAAGATTTAGATCGGCAGATTGAACGTCTTAAAGGTGATTTAGAAGAATACAATATTGAATCTAAGGAAGGCGATGACGATAATGAGTAATACACCAACCACTGAAGCGGGCATTGACATTGAAATACCTGAAAAGCCTGCAATTATAACGACTCCGCCTAAGGCGAAGAATGTGCATATGGCCAGCGGTGTGATCAAATATACACCGACTGAAGATATTGGTTATGTGAACATGTTAATCTACGGTCCGTTTGGTTCTGGTAAAACTATCTTGGCTGCAACAGCGCAGCAGTGCCCTGAAATGGCTAATGTGTTGTTTGTCGACGGTGAGGGCGGTATTAAATCCATACGTGATTTTGGTATTGCAGGTGTGGATACTATTCGGATCAATAACTTTCCAGCATTCAACAAGCTGTACGAATTCTTGAAAAAGCATGCACATTTCCGGGATATTGTGTTATCGACGGCTAAAGATGATCCAGTTCATCAACAGGCGTGGCAAAATTTGATTAAACTGGAATCATGGCTGAAAGGTAAAACTGAAGAAGAAATCGCTGAGCCGCGATTGTACCAGACAGTCGTTTTGGATTCCTTAACTGAGATCCAGAAATACGCCATGTACCATATCTTAGGCATTGATATTAACCAAATTGCACTGGATGCCGATCCGGTTATGCCGCAGATTCAGCACTGGGGTAAAAATGCTGAAATGATTCGATTGCTGGTGCGCGCTTTCCGTGATTTGGAGATGCACACAATCTTTACTACTTTGGATACTGTGGATAAAGATGAACGCGACGGCTCAGTAATGGTTGGACCTTCTTTGCCGGGTAAATTATCGCGTGAAATTCCTGCGTTCTTGGATATTGTCGGATTTATGCATGTATTGAAAGATCCGGCAGATCCTAAATTACTAAGACGTGTACTGCAAGTACAGCCGCAGGGTAAATATAACGCCAAGTCGCGTTATAAATCGCTGGGTACTGCAATCGAACATCCTACAATGGCAAAAATCTTCAAAACTATTCTGAGTAGCCAATCATGAGTGCAGTTAATTATTTACCGAAAATTTATCTTGGTGGTCATCGATTAGTAGATAAAGCAGGTACACTACATGTTCAAGGTAAATTGTCGTTAGAAAAAATGGACAGCACTATTCAAAAGATTCAAGCTGATTGCAATCATGAATTTGTAGTAGATGTTGAAACAGACTTATTAGTTTGTAAGCACTGCGAATTCGCGAAATTACCAGGTTGATAGCACGTAAGTGCTAAATATACAAATACAAAATTTAGGGAGGAAATACACATGGGATTGACAGTTGATTTTACTGGAGTACAGGACGGGTTTGCACTCGTACCTGAAGGAACTTATCCGGCAGTTGTGTATGATATCGAAGTCCGCAATAGCAAGACATCCGGCGCACCTTATCTGAATTGGCAGCTCAAAATTCAAGGCGGCGACAATGACAATCAATCGGTGTTTTTCATGACTTCGCTGCAACCGAAAGCATTGTTCTCTTTGAAACGTGTACTGAAAAATCTGCGGCCGAATATGGATTTGGACGGGCTGGCCGATTTGGATCTCGAAGAACTGAAAAGCTTGCCTTGCCGGGTCGTTGTTGTACATGAAATGTATAACAACGAAAAACAAGCACGTGTAAAAAATATCCTCGGCGCGGAAGATGCTTCGATGGATTCGATGTTGTCTCACTTCTAGGGAGAGATGAGGGCTCCGTAATCTGGAGCCCTTACTTAAATTTTGTTGGACAGGAGAGGTATTATGTCGGAAGATCGAGAGCAGGCAGTTACACAAGAAGTCGAACAGGCTAAGAAACCTGTAATGACTCACCTGGATATCAGTGATATCGAGCTGCTCGATCGAGTGGCCAAAGAACGTAGATTGTCACGTTCAAGCCTGATGCGTGAAGTGCTCATGGCTTACGTTATTGATTATCTTGCGTTCAAAGGCACCAATCGACAGAAGGTGAGGTTAGAAGTGCCCCTAGGCGAAGTGCCTGATATGCCGGATGAGCAACCGGTTGAAGTTGATGAGATTGAAGAGATGTACGAAGAAGTTATCATCTCACATCAACCGATCGATGAGATAGAGGAAGAGAAACCACAACCTGTACAAATAGTTGAACCTGGTGTGGTGTATGGTCCTCCTAAAGCTTGTTTGGTATGTAACGCAGTTACGAATCAGATTGGCCAAGCAGAAATATCTATTGTCAATTCTGGTGCTGATTGGGGTGTATGGGGCTGTCACGCTTGCTCTAGTAACGGACGCTGGTATGAATCGAAGCCTAGCGAGATTCTGGTAAACACTAGAGTAGCAAGGAGTTAATAGCCAATAGGGGGATTACTATGTCGCAACAGCAGCAGCACCATTATGCCGTGTTTTATGAAAACTACTTTGCCGGCATAAGTGAACAGACTGAAAAAGATGAAGTGCAGGTGATTTGCCCGTTTCACGATGATACCGAACCTAGTATGTCTATAAACCTGACAACTGGTTTGTGGCGCTGTTTTGGTAAGTGTGATACCGGTGGAGATACTTATGCCTTTTATCAGAAAATGCATGGCGCGTCTTTTCCTGAGGCTAAGAAGCAGACTGACAGCATCTTAAATCGTAACGCAGATGCTGTCACACCTGTTTCTGAAGAGGATATCGACAAATGGTGCATAAATTTATTACGTACACCAAAGATGTTGGAGTTTGTTACTGAAGAGCGTAATATCAATAAGAAGACGATTGAACGTTTCAAAATTGGATGGGACGGGCATCGTATAACATTTCCAATTAAATCACGATTAGGTTTGAACATGAACATTCGCAGATATTTGCCGGGGGCAAAAGAGAAGCGGATGATCAATTATAAAACTGGTTATGGTAAAGCTAGATTGTATCCTATCGACATATTGAAGGGCGACAGTTTTTTATTGGTTGAAGGCGAATGGGATATGGTTTTAGCTAATCAGTTAGGATTTAAAGCATTAACACAAACAGGCGGAGCAGGTACGTGGTTAAATGAATGGAATGATAGTTTTAAAGATAAGATTGTCTACATTTGTTATGACTGTGACAAAGCTGGCCGCGATGGATCTGCTAAGGTAGCTAAACATTTGCATGGTGTTGCTAAGCATGTATATGTTGTGGATTTAGGCTTACCTGGCACTAAAGATGATAAAGATATTTCTGATTTCTTTGTTAAGCACGGTTATACAGTAGGCGATCTGCGTAGTATAATCGAAAACACAAAACCATTTGAACCTTTAAATAGTACTACACATGTCGGCAATATTATGGAGCAGCCTTGTGTAGCTACTACTTTGTTCGAAGCCAGGGGTTCTAAGTATCGTGGGCGTCGAGTAGGTATGAAAGTTTTGATAGTTGGTAAGGATTTAGCACCTTATACAATACCGCGTAAGATTAAGTTCACTTGTAAAAGCATGTCATCGGAGAATAATGATTGTACTAATTGTGCAATTAGTATTCATGGTGGTGAATCTGTATTAGAATTAGCACCTGATCCGAAATTGCTGGAACTGATTAAATGCACTAATGCCCAGCAGCAATCAACACTGCGTAATTGGATGGGTATACCAAAATGCAATAACTGTAATCAGGTAATAGAAGTGCCTCAGAATATTGAGGAATTACTATTGGCGCCTGAAGTAGCATATGATGCTAGAGCTTCTGGTGATCAGTACACACTTCAAAAAGCATTCTTAGTGTCTAGCGACACTGGTGCAATAAGGCCAAATCAATCTTATGAGATTGAAGGTATTATGTCACCTGATCCTTGGCAACAATATGTAACTTTTCTTTTAACGTCAGCCTTACCGCTTCAAGATTCTGTGTCTAGTTTTATTATAAATCAGGACATACGCGAGAAGCTGGTAATGTTTAGGCCTAAGGAAGGTCAGACAATAAAAGAGAAGTTCGATGAGATCCATGGACAATTTTCATCGAAGGTAACACATATCTATGGACGAAATGATTTGCTAACAGCGTTGGATCTTGTGTATCATTCAGTGTTGCAATTTACATTTCAAGATATACTAATATCTAAAGGCTGGGTAGAATGTTTGATTATCGGTGATACTCGAACAGGTAAATCAGAATCGACAGAGAAGATGGTTAACCACTACCGCCTAGGGGAGATGATATTCGGTGAGAATACGTCTTTTGCTGGACTTGTCGGAGGGATGCAACAGACACAAGCTAGATGGTTTATTACCTGGGGTAAGATTCCTATTAACGACCGTCGTATGGTCATCATCGACGAAGCGTCAGGTCTTTCTGAGGACGATATCGCCAGAATGTCGGGTATCCGGAGTTCAGGCGTGGCAGAGATTACCAAGATACAAACAGAGAAAGCTCTTGCGCGCACTAGATTGCTGTGGATTAGCAATCCCCGATCAGGTAGACCTCTTAAAACTTATAACTACGGCATCGAAGCTATCCCAGAACTCATCGGAAAAGCAGAAGATGTATCTCGATTCGATTTCGCAGTCAGTGCGGCAAGCGAGGAAATTCCAGCTGAATTAATTAATCAGCTGGCTAATCACGATGATTCATCTGAACTGCTTTACGATACTGAATCTTGTCGATGGCTAATCATGTGGGCTTGGTCAAGACGTGCTGAAGATATCATTATTGAAGAAGATGCTACTAAAGCAGTACTGCAATACGCAATTGCGATGGGTAAGGAATATTCAACTAAGATACCTTTAGTTGAACCGGCTAATCAGCGTATTAAACTGATTCGTATGGCTGTAGCAGCTGCAGTGCGCATGTATTCTTCAGATGAATCTGGAATGCATGTTATTGTGACAAAAGAACATGTTGATTTTGCTTATCACTATTTACAGGAAGTGTATTCCAAACCTTCATTAGATTACAAATCGTTTTCTCGCCAGGAAAAGGAAAGCGAACGTATTGCCGATGCTAATTATGATAATGTAATGAAGTTTGTAACACGTTATCCTGCAGTAGCTGATCTGTTCTTACGGCAATCGTATCTCAGAGTGCAGGATATAGAAGAGCAGTTAAATGTCGAAAAAGAGACAGCCAAAGAATATATCTACGCACTTGTACAAGCTCGAATGATTGATCGTACGCCACATGGATATCGTAAAACACCAGCATTTATTAGATTATTACGCATATGGCAAACACTGACAGATAATCAAAGGAGTGATCAAGATGGTGTGCAGGTTTAGTAGAATGAATGGTACATGTACGTTTACAGACAATAAGCGATTATACCCTAAAGGTTGTGATCCTTCCGGTAAAGTTGGAGATCGTGGTAAATGCGTAGTGCAGCATCTGGAGAATCCAGGGCTGGAATGCGATTTATATGAATATGATGCAAGGAGGAGCAGTGTTTATGTACAAAGCGAATGATTCGTCCCTAGGTGGAGTCAAGCCTGTAATTAAGGCGATTGTGTTGTTGTCCGGTGGTATGGATTCGGCGACGTGTGCTTCTATGGCTATTAAGGAGCATGGCGCTGAGCATGTGATGGGGTTGTCATTATTTTACGGACAAAAGCATGCTGCAGAATTGAATGCGGCTAAGGCTGTAGCAGAGCACTTCGGTTTAGTGAAATATGTGGTGCTAAATTTGCCTGATATCTTCACTGGCGCCGGCTCAACTTTAACTGATGCTGATAAGGAAACGCCTTCGGTATCTTATGAAGAGCTGCAATCGAGCTACGGTGTTTCACCTACTTATGTACCTTTCCGCAATGGTAACTTGTTGTCTACAGCAGCTGCACTTGCTTTAAGGGAAGGTGCAGAATATATTTACTACGGTGCACATTCCGAAGACGCGAAAAATTGGGCTTATCCTGATTGCACGCCGGAATTCAATGGTGCTATGGCCAATGCAATCTACATTGGCACGTATCGCCAAGTGCGTGTGGTAACACCGTTGCAATGGCTTACGAAAGCGGAAATTGCTGAACGGGCTTTTGCTTTAAAAACACCTTTGGAACTGACTTACAGTTGTTATCGTGGCGGCGATAAGGCTTGTGGTACTTGTCCTACTTGTGTAGGACGTATCGAAGCTTTTAAGCAGATCGGCGCAATTGATCCGATCGCATATGAAATTGAAATTGAATGGGGGACAAATTAATGTACACAACTTCTGTAACCAAAAAATTCACGTTTGATGCGGCGCATTCGCTGGAGAACTACAAAGGGCCTTGCAGCAATCTTCATGGGCACACTTATGTGTTGGAAGTCACGCTGTCCGGCGAAGTAAATCCTGATACCGGGATGATCATTGATTTCAACGATTTGAAACAAGTCGTTGACACCAAAGTGCTTGGTACGTTTGATCACAAGCACATCAACAAAGAGGTGGATTACAATCCCACGGCTGAAAATATGGCACAGGACATTTTCGGTATTCTCGACACGCACTTCACCGCCGCTCAACTGCCTATCGAAGTCTGCCGTATTCGCCTCTGGGAAACGCCTAACAGCTTCGCAACTGTTAAGCGCAATGATTACTAAGTTCTGGCAATTGCTGTTACAGGGGATCGCTACCAAGCGGTCTCCTGTGTCAGCAGCAAGTTGCACAACTTGCAAATTTCGATTAATGCAGATGCGGGTGAAATGTTTGAAATGTGCCAAAGTAGGTAGGTTTGTATCTTACGAAAAGGAATGATGATAATATGTTGCCGATTAAATATCCTGTAATTGAAATGTTTCAAAGCATTCAGGGAGAAGGCGTACATCAAGGTAAATGTGTTATCTTTGTACGCCTTGCAGGCTGTAATTTGAAGTGTGAATTCTGTGACACTGATTTCAGTGAGGCTAAAGCAACAAACATGACAGCAGAACAGATTATCAAAACCATTAAAGCTGAAGATTATACAGCTAACATTGTTGTGATTACGGGCGGCGAGCCTACGATTCATAACTTGACTGTATTAACTTCGGCTTTGTTTGATTATGGTTTCCAGATTTATCTGGAAACTAATGGAACAAATAAATTACCGCATAGCCATATGTTCCGGCACATTTCGGCATCGCCCAAGCCTCCCGAATATGCATTGAATATTGAACGGTACAGCGAATTGAAATATGTGGTGTCGGCTGAATTTGATATGGAAAAAGTGGAGCCGCAAATTCAAAGAGCATTGGCGATGGGTTTGCCGGTATTTCTGCAAGTGGAAAGCTGTAAGAAAGAATCCATTGACAGAATTATGGAATACATCAAAGCTGAACCTCGCTTGCGCCTAGGGACACAGGTGCACAAGTATCTGGAGGTTCAGTAATATGGTTGCACCTTTAGACGAATTTTTAAGAAAGCAGGAGATGTTAATGATTCATGCTGAACGGAAAGACGCTGTAAGGATTTTGCTGAAAAGCATCGGTGAGGACCCTGACAGAGAGGGACTGAAAGACACACCTAATCGTGTGGCGAAAATGTTTGATCAGATCTACGGCGGTTATCAACTTGATCCGGTAAAAATCCTGGGAACGACTTTTGCTGATGAGAATCATCATGAAATGGTTATCGTCCGGGATATCGAATTTTGGTCGACATGTGAGCATCATATGTTGCCGTTTTCTGGTAAGGCTCATATTGCTTACATCCCTGATGGCACTGTGGTAGGTATTTCGAAGCTGGCAAGATTGACTGATTGTTTCGCTCGTCGGCTGCAGATCCAGGAACGTATGGTATCGCAGATTGCTGATACGCTGGATGAAGTACTTAAGCCGATTGGTGTAGCCGTTATTCTTGAAGCAGTACATTCGTGCATGTCTTGCCGCGGTGTTGAAAAGAGCGGCGCTAATACCATTACTTCGGCTATGCGCGGTGTGTTTATTGATAACACGAATAACGCGCGCATGGAATTCCTGAATCTCATTAATCGCAGGGTCAATCCTTACGTTTAATGAATATTATTATATGAGTTAGTTAATAAATCTTATAAAAATATGTGTTATCATATTGATTTTTACTAACTTATAAGCGATTGATCCTAATCTTACGATATCTTATATCATGAGATTAGGATCAGTCTAAGGAGGATTTATGAAAATAACTGATGAATGGTGGTTAATATTGTCACTTACTGCACTGGCTATCACTGGTTTCATGACTGGGTGCAGTAAACAAGCAGTTACGCCTGTAGAACCTCGGATTGAATATGTTGAAAAAGTTGTGGAAAAGCCATATGCTGTCAAACCTAAATACACCGAAGGAGATGAAATAACTGTTGTAGCTTCGGCGTATTCGGCTGGCGATGGCCATACTCCTGGAAAAATTACTTCGATGGGTGCAATTGTATCACGTGGTGCAGTAGCTGTAGATCCTTTAATCATTCCACTTGGCTCGCTTTTGTGGATTGAGGATTATGGTTACTGCATAGCATTGGATACTGGCGGTGCTATTAAAGGTAACAGAGTGGATCTGTATATGGATTCGATCACTGAAGCCAAAGAATGGGGCAAACGTTCGGTTAAACTTAAAATCATACAAATAGCGATGAGGAAGTGATTATATTGTCCGAAGAACAGTCTTATAATTATGGGATTGCCAATAAAAAATGTGACAAGTGTGAAAACATGACATCAATGGTTGTGGTGTCGCAGTTAGTGTCTAATGGCCTGGTAACCAAGATCTTGCAATGTGACGCCTGTAATACTATTCAAGCTTACTCTGGAGCATCAAGCCGAAAAGATGGCCGGTTGTTTAATCTTCACCAGGATGTTCTGACGTTTGACCAATATCATGGAGTACTGTTTGAGAATGAACGGAAATTTGAAAACGTGCTCTATAATGCCTTGGCCTTAGGTGGAGAAGCTGGTGAACTTGTTAATGTGGTGAAAAAGATGTGGCGCGACGGTATTACAGAAAAGCACATCAACCACCTAGGGGAAGAGATGGTTGATGTGGTTATCTATCTCATTAAGCTAATCGAGTGTTCCGGGATCGACTTCGACAAAGCTTGGGAAGAGAAACACGGTGAACTGTATACTCGTTGGCGTACAAAACAAATGGGTCAGCGTGCTGTTGGTATTTATTGCGAAGAATAAACAGGAGGCGACAACATGATTTTTTTAATTGAAGGTGTGGATAAGACGGGTAAGACCACTTTGACAACAGCATTAGCTGAGGCTTTTCCGGATTTGGAAAGGCGTAAACACAGCACTATGCATAGTTCTTATGACGCGTTAATGGCTTCACAGCGAATATTGGCGGGCATTAGCACTAATAAGAATTATTTGTTCGATCGGTTTTATTATCCGGCAGATCTGATTTATGGCCCTATTGTCGGCGGCTATGAACATAGTCATTGGGTAATGAATAAGTACCATGCAGATATTATGCCTATGCTGCAGGAAAATGATGTGCATGTAATCTTATGTGTGTGTGATAATAAGATTCTTGCAGAACGTTTTGTGCGTGAAGCTGAAGAATATGCTACGGTAGAACAAATCACAGCTATTCAGGATTCTTATTTGCAATGGTTCAACAAAATACCTCGTGGAAAGCGTATTGTATTGGATTCTTCATTGTATGCGCCGGCTGAGATGTTCGATATCGCCAAAGCGTATATCGAAGGTGTATTGAAAGGAGCTGTTAGCAAATGAAAGTAGCTATCATTGCACCTATGCATATGTTGCATAAATTCTGTATCACTGATTATCATATGGCTTTAACGCATCTGGTACTTGAACCTTACAACCATGAATATCGTGCGTTCTATCGTGGGCGGCAACATCAAGAAGGCCAATATGTAATATTGGATAATTCTGTGGTTGAGTTAGGTAATGCGGCTACTATCGACAAAGTATTAGCAGCGGCTGATGCTATTAAGGCCAATGAAATTATTTTACCGGATGTGCTTTTTAATTGTGATGAGACAGTAAGAAGTATCGACAATGCGATCGATAAAGTAATTGATCATCCGGTAAAATATAAGATCATGGCAGTGCCTCAAGGAAAGAACGATTCTGAATGGCTCAGATGCTATCAGTACATTATTCGTAATTATCCTGAAGTCACTGCTATTGGCATACCTAAACATTTAGGTACTGCTAAAGGACATCGTGTAGACCTGTTGCGCATAATTCAAGATGTTGCGCTGGATTCCGGTAAAGCTCATCATTTATTGGGTATGTCTGGTAATCCTACTGAGGTGTCTATGGCTAATGCTTTTCCATGGATAAGGGGTATTGATTCAGGTTTACCTGTACAATATGGCCTGATGGGCAGAATGTTTACTGAAACAGGGCTACAAGGTAATGAATCAAGACCTGTTATTGGTAAACAATTCTTCGAAATGAGTTCTACGGACAATGAAACAGCAATATACCATAACATTGGAAAAACTTTGAGCTGGGCAAATTTTTAAGGAGGCAGTGTAATGACAAAAGCGTGGGCAAAATGTGCAGATTGTTCGGCGAAGAGTCACCAATGGTTACGGCCTAGGCAAATAACAAATCCTGTTAAGTACGTGTTAGTAAGTGATTATCCAGGTATGGCGGAATTGTTTGCTTCATGTACTATGGGTAAACAGGCTGTACAAATATTGGAGAAATGCTTGGTACATGCAGGCATTAAACCGTCGGACTGTGCTGTAGTTAACGCTTGCGTATGTTCTACCGCAATAGGACAAGATACACTGCCTCCTGATGCAGTTAGTAATTGCAGGGATCGACTGGTTGAGGAGATAAAATCATTATCTCCTCAGCTAGTGATTCTCATGGGCGATGTAGCTGTAACTTCTATTACGGGGTCAACGCAAGGCATTCAATCTTTAAGAGGTAAGCATTTCTGGTCTGAAGAATTTAGTTGTCCAGTCATGTATACCTTCAATCCTAAGCAAATCCTTAATATGCCTAAAGCATTCAACGACATGTTGACTGATATGGTGCGTATTAAAAGCGAAATAGATAAAGGCTTGCAGCAATTACAAGAGACTGTCGAAGTACAGTATTTTGTAGCTAACACACCTGAGCAAGCTGTAAAGTTATTCAGTTATTTGAACAAGTTTCCAAAAGTAGCCTGTGATATTGAAACAGGTGGTTTTAACTTCCAAAAAGATAGGCTGTTATGTGTAGGTTATTGTTGGGAACCAGGTAAAGCCGCTGTTGTGCCAGGTGAGTTGTTTAGTAATCCTGATGTATGGCGAGCAGCTAAAGAATTTCATGAAGGGCCTACAAAATTCATTTGGCAGAATGGTAAGTTCGACATTAAGTTCTTCAAAAAACAATACGGTATCAAAGCACGTGTAGATAAGGATACCATGTTGGGTAATTACTGTCTGGATGAACGTAAAGGTATTCACGATTTGGAAACGATGTCTTCTGTGTACCTAGGCGAAGGCGATTATAAAACATCATTCAAACGGAAATCCGCCAAGGGCAAGGATGGTGTCGACTTTAGCAAAGCACCTGTTAAAAGCTTGTATGCTTATAACGCCAAAGACTGTAGTAATACTTTTCGAGTAGATGATTACTTGTATCCACAAGTGGTTGCAGATGGTAATAGCATTTGCACTTATGAACGGTTACTGATACCTGCATCTGAAGCATATTCGAATATGGAAATTAATGGTATATTGGTTGATCCTGTATATCTTGATCAATTAATTGTTGAGTATGCAAGCGTTATTGAGAAGTTAGCTAATCAGCTAATTGACACTGCTATTGATGTGGGTTGGGACCCCTATGAATATCAAAGGATGACAGGTTCAAAATCATTACCCAAGCAATTCAATGCAGGTTCTTGGCAACAGCTGGGGCATGTAATGTTTGATTTGTTGAAGCTACCTTTGTTTAAACGTAAACGTTCAACAGATAAAAAAGCATTAGCACATATTTGCAAGAAGAAACTAATGCAACCTGGTCACAAGTATTATGAAGCGTTGTATCCTGATGATGCGGATGCAGCAGAAACAGCATATCAGAGTGCTATTGAAGAATGGTTGGAGAAGCATATTGCTAATCGATTTATTTACACACTGATGGAGTATCGTAGGATCACTAAATTGTATTCTACATATATGATTGGTGTACGTGATGCAATGTTTGATGATGGCCGGGTACATCCTACGTTCTTGTTGAATGGTACTATGACTGGTAGAAGGGCGTCGAGAGGGCCTAATGCACAGAATTTGCCACGTGGTAATACTATCAAGCATATGTTTGTAGCACCTGAAGGTAAGGTACTACTCCAGTGCGATTACAGCCAGTGTATAGCTGAGGATACTTGGGTAGATGATTGTCGAATTCAAGATCATCCTGACAGTATTTATAAAGGCAAAGCAGAGACATTCATAGTTACTACTAAACGTGGATATCACGTTGAACCTACATCCGATCATCAAATTTTAACTAGTACTGGTTGGAAAGAAACTAATCAGTTACAAATAGGTGATTGGGTAGCATTAAAAGGTAAAAATGTGGTTGATAGTGAATTTGATCCTTATTGGTGGGTTATAGGTTTTTGGGTAGGTGATGGATCTTTCCATAATAGTGCTGGCACACTACAATTTTCTAAGAAATTAGATGAAGATGTTAATACTATTTCTTTATTGATTGCTAAGGGTATTAATGAAATACCTAGAGATTATGGGGGCTATTCATTAAACGTAACTAATCAAAAAAAGCTGGTTAGCTGGTTACGTAAAAACTTTAACAAGAATGATTTACGATTGCCTTTTGATCAGTTAGACAATTTGAGTAGCGTATTGTCGGGTTTGTTTGATGCTGATGCGAGCGTCGATATTAATGGTATTGAGTTTACGTCGCGTTTTGAAAGTCTGGTAAATGATGTACAGCAGTGTTTATTGCGCTTTGGTGTAATGTCGACTAAAATAAAAACATTGACTGGTTATAATTATGTAAAAGATGGCGCAATGCAATACAAATTACACATCTGTGACTCTGTAAGTTTGAACAATTTTAATAAATTGATAGGTTTTCAGTTGTCACGTAAAGCAGAGACTTTAAAACTTGTGCTTAGCAAATCTCGTAGAGATCAGAGTAATTTTGTACCCATACCTGTTGAAGAGATACGTGGCAAAGGAGCTGATTATCGTAAATACGTATTAAATTATTTACATGGCAGACCTTACACTAGAAGTAAGCTGAAAGAGTTAAAAGGTTATGATCTTTCAAAATACACAGAGTATCATTGGGATCAAGTACAGGAAGTAGTACCTTCAGGTAGAAAAGTTAATGTATATGATTTGATGGATCAGCCGCGTAATATGTTTACAGCTAATGGAGTAATAGTGCATAATTGTGAATTACGTGTACTTGCAGTGTTATCCCAAGATCCGTTTTTACGGGATACCTATATGAATGGCCGAGATTTGCATGATGATGTTGCACGTGAGCTGTTTGGTGATTATTTTACTAAAGAGCAGCGTGTACGTGCAAAGGCTGTTAACTTCGGATTAGCATACGGCCGTACGCCTGAATCCATTGCTGAAGAATACGACTTCGATCGTAAAGAGGCAAAGCATATCGTTGATGAATGGTTCCGTAAAATACCGGTTGCCGGTCAATACATCAAAGATATGCGTAATATGCCTCATTTAGGTATTGTGGTTGAAACTGTTTTTGGTAGAAAGCGTCGCTTTGGCTTAGTGACACAAGATAATGCTTGGAACACTGAAAACGAGTCGATTAACTTTCCGATTCAATCTACAGCAGCTGATTGTACATTATTATCAGTAATCGCAATTGATCAGTGGCTACAAGCAGAGCAAATTGAAGGTGCATTTATTATTAATGAAGTGCACGATTCAATTTTAATGGAGGTATATGAAAAAGATGCTTATCGGATAGCTGCTAAAATGAAAGAAATTATGGAATATATACCTCCGCATGAATTATCTACTGATATTCCTTTCTTGGTTGATTTAGAGGTAGGCAAACGTTGGAGCGAAGTTAAAAAAGTTAAACTGCATGAACTTGGAACTATGTATAATTAGGAGGATTACTAATGTCTATTTTTGAATTAAAGACTGATGCAAATGTATTTCATTCAATATGTGCAAGAGACGTAAACTACACTATACGTCTTAATGATCGTAATTATGCAGTAGGTGATATTTTAATATTAAAGGAGACACTGCACACGGGTGCAGATATGCAAGCTGGTAAACCATTGGTATATACTGGGCGTGAACTTATTTGTGCAATCAGTCAAATAATGTTTGGGCCTATTTATGGCCTGCAAAAAGATTGGGTTATACTGTCTTTAGATGCAAATAAAATATTTGATAACATGAAATTTGCATGTGCTGTGCCGGAGATGCCACTTAAAGAAGTAATAGAACGCGCCTTAAACGTATCATGTGCCGATAAGACAGCAGATTGCGTAGTAGAACATTGGCAGTTAGTTAAATGGTTGTTAGAATTGTGGCAGTTGCGTGTATATTTGGGGGAAATAAAGAAAAGTGAGGATGGTAGCTGTGAGAAAGAGACCTGATTGGCAAACTTACTTCTTGAATATTGCTGGGGCAGTTTCTAAACGATCTACATGTTTGAGAAGACAGTATGGTGCAGTAATTGTCCGGGATAACAGAATTCTTTCTACAGGATATAACGGTTCCGCCAAGGGTGAGAGTAATTGTGTTGATTGCGAATATTGCCTTCGCGAAGATATGGAAATACCTGCGGGTGAACGTTATGAATTGTGTAGAGCTGTGCACGCTGAAGCTAATGCAATAACATTGGCCGACTTTTGGCAACTTAAAGGCGCAGATATCTATATTGTCGGTTTCAATGCTGATGGTACTCCGGCCAGTGGTAAACCTTGTATAATGTGTGCACGTTTGATCAAGCAGGCAGGTATTAAACGGGTATATCGATGGGAGAATGATCAAGTGGTGTGTGACGAATGGTAGTTACACAATACCGTATTCAAATGATAGATCAGCATGGCAGAGAGGCTGTAAATATTTATGGCCATCAGTTAACATTCAAAGATCAGTTGTCAGCTATACATCAAGCTGAATATATTATGCAGTGTGACTTCTTTTTATTATCTCGTTGTGAAATCATATTAGAAACAGTTAGATGTTGATAGGAGGAATTATGAAACCTGTAGATCAGATGTATTTACATGATCCTGATAATGGTGTGTCTGGAGATTGTTTTCGGGCATGTGTTGCCAGCGTACTAGAACTACCGATTGAAGAAGTGCCTCATTTTGTATCTACCGATGATTGGATTGCTTGTACACAGCAATGGTTGAAAGAAAAAGGTTTACAGTTTATCGAAGTGCAGTATAATTCAATGATGTTCGATCATTTTAAATTGTATGGTTTGTATCATATGATGACAGGGCCTAGTCCACGTTTTCCTGGTAGTTTGCATTGTTGCGTTGCTTTGGACGGTAAGATTGTACATGATCCGCATCCTGATCGTTCGGGTTTAGCTGGTTCGGAAGATGACTGGCTGGTAGGTTTACTTATTAAATATTAGTAGGAGGTTTAACAATGGCTACAAGATACAAAGGAGAAATTTTTTCACCCATGAAAGCTATGGGTTTTAGAAATTCTGATCCTAAAAGGCATGGTAGATTGGAGCGCTTATTCGCTGACAATAACTATGTCGGACAGCGCAAAATGAATGGTGAACGTATTTTATTGTATAAGATGTTGGATGGTGGCAGTTATACACTACACGCACATGGTAGAAACAGAACAAGGTACAATCAGCATATCGATAAAAGCACGACGTTTGGCCATTTATTACAACAGCTGGATATGCATTTTCCTGATATGGAAGTTGTAATTGATGGTGAAGTTGTTTGGTTTGATCCAGCTTTAAACTTGTCACTAGAAGAAATCAAAGCAATTGAATTTAGTGAGGATTTCGAACAGTTAAGCAAATTCACACGCCATAAAGATCAATCCAAAAATGTGGCTAATCAGTTAAAATACGGTTTCTTGCATTTTATAATTTGGGATGTGCTTGTTTACAAGTCCGCTAATATTACGCAAGAGCCGTATATGCATCGGCTACGCATTCTGGATCATATCCGGGACAATCATTTGTCGGAATGTAAATACATGCATGTACTGCCTATTGTACAAGGCGAATATAACAAAAGAAAGTTATATGAAGATTTACTCGCCGAAGGTTTAGAAGGAGTAATTTTGAAAAACATTTATTCCTTGTATACCGGAAAGAAAAGTGCTTATGCTTGGTATAAGGCTAAAAAAAGTGAAGCTCATGACTGTGTAATTTTGGGATACTTAGCACCTCGCGAATATAACATTAAAACTAGCGGAGGGCTTAACGTATTGGATGAGACAGGTAATTACGTTAAGCAAGTTTCCAAGTATGCTAAACTGGATTGGATAGGTTCTGTTTTGTGTGGTCAGTATGTACCTAAAGCTAATATAACTGATCACATGACAGAGATGTATGATCATTATATGGAGTCAGGTGAAATGCAGTATTTCAGGCATAATATAATGATCGACAATATCGAGTATTGTTTAATGCCTGTAGGACGTATGTCTGGCTTTAATGAAAATTTGCGTGAACAGTTTTCTAATGACAGGCAAGGACACCTTGGAAAAATCATAGCTGTAGAATGTTTTGAAACTACATCTGATGGTTTTATGAGGCATGCACGGTTCCTCAGTTTCCGACATGACAAGGATGTTGAGGAATGTATACGCATAGAAAAAATTGAGGAGGACGATTAACATGGAAGAAACTACGGTAATGGAGAAAACGGTGCAAATGTCTGGTGCGGTTATTGCAATGGCTATTCTACATAGCTATTCTGATAAACGCGATATTCCGGTATCAACTGTTTGGGGTGATAAGACGGCCTCAGAACTACTGGAAAAGGTTGAGGAAAATGTGATTGAAAATATTTCAGTGAAGTTGTATCGACAAGGTTTTTTGATGCGTAACTACGCTGATCGTACTGGCAAAGACTACTATAAACTAACCACAACCGGTGAAGAAATGATGAAACAGCTCAACTTCAATGAAGAACGGAGGCAATAAAATGAGCGAATCGCCTAGGGAGGAATTTCGTGAATTTGTTGCAAGGAGAGGTGTTGTCAATCGACAACCTGACCCTTGGTGGAAGATGCACTATTGTGTATGTTGGTGGAAAGGCTTTGCTGTAGGTACTTTGGCTGGTCTGCTGGTTGATCTGCTTTGGTGGTTAATTATAAAATAAATATAGCAATAAAGAGACCTTACTGTGTTGTGCAGTAAGGTTTTTTTTTATGAAAAAAAAAAAAGCCTACTTTCGTAGGCTGGACAGAGAGCTAAATTGTGTTGAGAGTGTGTTGATAACGATCGTTGAGTTCAGCTTTTTTAGACGTATTGAAATTGACAAGTGGTGCTAAATAGCCTGTAATACGCCTAACTCGATTGATAGGAGACTTTTCATAGCTGTAGATTACCAGATCGTTATCCTCAATGCATATTTCGACGCTATCCAATACCTTGTCTTGCTGTCGCCATAAGGTAAGTTCGTCGCTTAATACACTGAGTACCTCTTGTTTACTGATGGATTCATCAGCACTGACGTTAATTCCATCAATAGTATATGAAATGATCATTTACTGCAAACTAGCGAAATAATTGGTAATACCGCGGGCGACAGCGGCTGCTAATTCATCTTGCTGCTCAGTTAAAACAGCATGATCATTTTCATTGGTGATGAAACCCATTTCGACCAGAATGGCAACCGCATCAGTGTACTTCAGGACATAAAAGCCTCCATTTTTTACACCGCGATTAGCCATACCGGGAAAAGTAGTGTTCAATTCGTCCTGCATATACTGAGCTGCCTGTGAACCGCTTTCGGAGCCGGTATAGTACCAAGTTTCAATACCATTAGCGGCCGGATTATCGAAAGCGTTGCAATGGATACTTACGAACAGATCAGCACAGAAGAGATTGGATTTGTCTGTACGTACGCCGAGATCATCAGATTCAGCGTCTTCAGATTCTGTTCTGGTGAGTATCGTGGTGTATCCAACGTTTTCAAGCAGCTCTGCTACTTTCTTCGATACCGCCAAGGTGACGTCGGCTTCTTGTGTTCCGTTGATACCAACAGCTCCAGGATCAACATTACCTCCGGCGTGTCCGGGATCGATACATACTTTGGTCGTAGCCATGATTATTTACCTCCTTTTAATAGATCGACAACAGTTTTAACTGTTTGCACCTGTTCAGCTAATTTAGGATCAGCAACTTGTGCAATTTTGATGATATCAGTTGCTACATCTGTTTTAGCTGGTTTTGCTGCTTCTACAGCATTGGCTGCATTTTTAAGTTCTTGATATTTCAGAACCATATTGCCGCCTGTTTGAGTTGTGAGATATGCCATTAACACTGTCCAATAAGGAAAGATGCGATCCAATAAATTGGTTCCGAGATACGCATCAGTTGCGATTAATGGAAGCATTCCTGGCAAGGCGAAGAGCCATCCGAAGAACTGGAGAATTTTACGTTGTGAGATGTCGTCCATGCTTGTAGATTCGCTGAAGGTTAGCGGCAAAGCGTAAAACAACTGTTTCCAAAACATGCTATTCACCTCCTTTAATGGATTTACTTGGAAATTGCATCGTGTATACGATTATTCTGTTTTTCACACAACGAAGCGTGTCTCTCAAGTTCTTTCTTAAGTAATTCAATACAATCATCTAGTTGATCTTTTGTAACCTGGTTGGATACAATGTTATCAATCCGTTCGTGGAATCTGTTCAGATGTGTCTCAGTTACCTGCCCTGCTTTGATGCTATGTATCTCAGTAAGGACAGTGGTCACCAACTGATACAGTAGAGTCGCACGCTCATCATGGACCGCGAACGTAGTGCCCAGTTTCTCAACAGCTGCCACGACTCTTTCAACTGCAGGTGGCATTAGCTTAAGAAAGAAATATACAAACATGCCAAGAATGATAACTAATGCTGTATTACCTGCCCCAAATTCCCGGAAGACGTCGGCAACAAATTTTACCACTTCCACATTATCAGCCTCCATTTCAATTTACCTAAGACGATCAATCTGCACTGCGTATAGCATATTGTCCACGTATGTTGTTTCAAATTGGATCTTTTCCCCTAGGTGGAGTGTTGATGGTATAACATCTCTACAGTGGAAAGGATAAGCAACATTGTTATCACATTTGACCCAACCGATTAAAGTATCACCGCCTAGGGAAAGGAATATGCCGTGTTTCCTATTGCGATTTACGAATTTAGCCATATTCTTCTCCTTTATTTTTATTGCATTTAACTAAGCTAAGAATTTGTAAATAAGCATATTAAAAATTGAATATCAATATGTTATTTGCTCAAATTTTAATATGATATTTATAGAGTAAATTAATAATTAATTTTTACTCTTTTCCCATTAAGTGGTGTTAACCATTTCACATCGATTGCAGTGTTGGACAAGTAAATAGTATAATCAACGCCGTTTTGACATATACGCCATTTACCTTGGCCGTCGCATTGTGCTTTTACTGAATCGTTAAAGGCTATGTCTGTAGAAGCCTGTTGCGATAAACCATAACCAAATCGAACTTTTGTATAACCTGCGTCAATTAGCCATGCTTGCCAAGTGGCAACATTAAATTGTGCTTTTGTCATACCTTGCGACATAATGCGTGCCATTGTAGTACTGTCAGGTATGAAGCGACCATTAACAGTAGTGCCATCAGTAGCAGTATCTACTATCTTAACCCATTCGGTACTATTGAAAGCGTAATAAGTTAAACCGCTATCTCGACTGGCTAAGAAACGAAGCGCTCCGGCGCCTGTCTCATTTGTAGTTACTCCATCGTTAACACGTATGAAGTCAATGTATGAATATAGAAACAATTCAATGTCATCGTTAGCATGTACAAATTGATCGAAAGGTATTGCAGTCATGCTTACTGTACCCGTAGGTGCAACTGTTTGTGGTGGTATTTGTGTCACTTTTAAAGAGGCTGTTGGTGCTATATAAGTTGTGCCTGTTTGTTCTGCTGCTATAATTGTTAATTGTGTATCATTAGTTAATGTTATTAACTCATTTAGTTGTTGTATTGTATATGCTGAAGGATTAGCAATATTAAAGTTGCTATCTGTAGGTGCACCTGTACCTATTTTGGTCCAGGAAGTATCGTAGTTGTACAAATCACCGTTTGATAATTGTACTAAGAATTTGTAACTTTTTAAGGTATTGGGTGTGTATCCTGTAGCAAGTGTGCAAGGAGTAGTACCACCATCAGTAGTAGCTGCGAACTCCGTACTATCTTGTATTAGGTCTACGCCAAACCATTTGGTAGATTCTTTAGGATCGGTAACCACTGCTGTATCATCAGTAGTAAATTGCACTTCGAAATCTTTCATTGTGCCTCTATTACTATTGTTGTCAGCGGAATAAAAACGTACAGCGTTCATATTAACTTTAACCGGAAATTTGATCATAACGCCTTGAGGCGCTGTTAATGTAGGTGCTACACCGTTAGCCGACCACCAATTATAAGCATATGCAGCTGTTATGGTGCCTTCTAATACATTAGCGGCAGCATAAGTAGCTGAGTGCATTGATGTAGACGAAGCTACTCCATAAGGCGTACTACCATTGTTGGTTATATTTGTACTATCTTTTAATACTTGAAGTTCACTTATAGCCACCATTAAATCGGCGGCTGTAGAGCCTTTAGTATAGCACAAAATACGCACACCTAAAATATTAAGGGTTGAAGGTGTTTTTAATTTAATCCACCGGAGCACAGCGTATTGTGCAGTATTATTAGCGTTGCCAGTAATCATATTCTTTGCCATATTATATCACCTCTATTGCTGTTATATAATTACTTGCAAAATCTAATGTACTATAAGCATATGTACTAGTTTTAATCATTGCAGTCATATTTACGGAAGCGGCAGCTGCTACATATTTTAATAATTCTATTTGCGCACCTACTAATAAACTTGTTAACTGTGCATTGTTTGCTTCATCGGACATACCTTGTTGTATAAATTGTACATCTGTAGGTTCACCGTTGCCTATGATTTGCCAATCAGTACCATTATGACTGTAAAGATCACCATTAGCTTTACGGTAAAGATAAAAGATGGATGCGGCATTAAATACATCGGTTCTGGATAACCCATTACCAGGATTGTCTCTATCAGTAGCTGTAAAAATTATCACACCATCTAATGTAATAGTATAATCCTTTAAAGCACCGCAACCGATATAAACGACATCACCCATAATAGTGGTAAGTTCGATAGTATCAAAAGAGGCAGACACGCCTAAATCAATTTGCAACCATGCAGGACATGCATTATTTCCTACCCAAGAATTACCACCAGCTATACCTGCTGTAGAAGTAATAACTGTACCATTTACAGCACCTGCACCTGTATAACCAGAATAATAACTACTTACAGTTACAGTTTTACCCTGTGCTAAGTTTGTTGCACCGGATAGTACTTTAATTTCAGATATGCACGGATAACTATTATTGTTATTAGGATTGTGCACATTTGCAATATCAATTTTAATTAATTTACCAGTTACAGACATTATAACACCACCGCACTTTCAACTATTTTGTGTTTACTTGCATCAATTATAGCTGAGCAATAAGGAGCTTTACCAATCGGTGTATGCTGTGTCATAGGAATCGTTAACTTAGTTTTTAATTGCATTTTGCTAGTGATACCTGCATCGGTGCCTACAAATTCGACAAATTCAGGATCGTATTTGAATGAGGATGCTTTACCATTGTTGAATTCAGATATAACTACATTTATATCGGGTGTACCTGTTTCAAAAGCAAGAACAGAAGGTGGTAAGTTGTTAAACAATGCAGTATAAGAAGTCTTGAGAGACTTTGTTTCATTGGTTACTACTGAGCCTGAGCTACTCCATTGAGATACATAACCTCCAGTGCTTCCGCCTGCGCCAGAAGTCATTCCGTCGCTGAATGCTCCCATATATTTCCAAACAGGGCCTTCAGCGTAAGTATACCATGTACGTGAGTTTTCGTGTGATTCATCGTTGGTAACAATATAACTACAATTATATTGTGGTGATGTGATTGCTAGCATCTCTGCTTTAGTAGCAAATTCACCACCAAAAGTTGCTTGCAGTCCTGGATTTGTCTGCCAAGCGACTGAACCGTCTACTTGTACTACAGGAATCTGTCCAGCAGTTTTATTTAACGGCAACAACTCACCTGTAACGTGAGCATGTTTTTTGGTAACAGCGTCAGCCAAGTTTACTTCTGTTTGAGCGTATGTTGCAAGTAATGCTAGATTAGTGTGTTCATGCTTTTTACCGACAGCATCTGCTAGATCTGTTTCTGCTTGCTTATATGCATCCAGTAATGTTTTATTGCTGTGGGTATGTTTAACACTAACTGCATCATCGATTGCAGTAGGATCAGCAGTAGGCCTACCTTGAATATCTGTCCAATTAGAACTACCTGCACCGCCACTAGCAAACACTTTCCAATCTGAATCTTGTGTCGGTGTTAATTGTGTGTCTGTAATCAATTCGTAGGTAAAGCTGTCTGCATCGACATAGCAATGCATACCTTTTAATCTACGATCAAGAGGTATGTTATTACGGTCAGCTATTGTATTGACACAATGTCTACCACCTTTAATTTCATTAG